AAGAAGGGCTCGGTGAAGGACAGGTACTGGCAGTTGAACAGCGTCACAAGCTGCACCTGTTTGGGTTGCGATGAGGGTGGGGCGATGGCAGCAGCAGGGGTGGAATGGTCCTTGGTAAAAAGCAGCACCATGCCAATAGCAAAGAGCGCCCCACCGCCGAAGGCAATGGCATATCTAATGGGGGCGGGTAAGGGTGGCATAGGGAGGGTCGATGTAGGTGGCACTATGGTGTCAGGGGAGTCGTTGTTCATTTACTCGGTTATGGTTAACTGTGCATTGACTTGTTCTGCCCAGGGTTTGTTGAGTCGGTCCAGCTCATCAGCAATCGGTCGGAGCATGCTCGATGGGAAATTGCCTGAATTGGGCTCAGGATAGAAATAATAGAATCCATCAATCTCTTTGGCTATCTCGCCAAGCTTCGTGCAACTCATGTAGTGGACAAAAAACAAGTCGCTTTCTGGATCCTTGCGCGAAAACGTCACGACCGGTTTCTTCACTGCGAACCTTTCGATGCTTCCTTAATCAGCCGCCGCATCTTTCGTTTGATGATTAAGAACCACGGCTCCTGTTGTGGTGTATGCACAGTGTTCAGTAATTCTTCCACGCATTCGGCCGCGTGCTGGGTAATCAGCAGATCGAGCTTCTTTGGGGTCATGCCGCGGGGCTATTCAACAACTGGTGCACCCTGCGACGCTCAAATTCTCCATGGCACTTCCGGGACAGCGCCTCACCCATCCAGGGCGAGAGGCCGTAATCAGCCGCCTTGGGTTCATCGGTGCGGATGCGCCGCAACCAATCCCAATAGGCGATACAGAAATGCTCTTTCTTGCTCATAAAACCAACATGCGCACAAACCACATGACCACGACAGTTATGAAGCTGGCGATGCCAAAGACGACCCCGGCAAAGGTCACCAGCCGCATATCAACGTAGCCATTATCGCGATTAAGCGTCTTCATTCTGGCACCGTGCCACATTTGACGGCCTTTCGTCCATCCGTACTTTTCGGGACACGGCCGCGCTGGACTGATAGGCGCTTTCCTGATTCAAATAGAAGCTAGTGAATCCGCTGGCTCATTATTTACATCGATCTCGGCATGGCGTCGGCGAAGCCATTTCGCCACTTGATGGGAAAAGCATCGAGTCGCTGTCTTATCAACTCGCCAAGATTCTTGATGGAACTAAGCCGTCCGAAGATTTCGGCCTGTGGCTTATCGAGGACTGCATGCATAGGGCCGTAGAACTATCTCTGTCGCAGGTGCCTGCTATCGCGAGACGTGGGACCAGTAATCCGTCGGGCTTTAAACGCCTGCGGCGGAAATCAAAGAAATGACCCGCAACGAGATCAGGCGGCGAATGCCGAACGCCAGTGAAGCCTTTATCAAACGAAACGCAGAAGATTGTGCTGATGGTCCACCACCCAGTGCCAAGCCTAAACGCCCTTTTTGCCATGAGCCATTGGGTAAGGTTGCGCGAGAAGAAGAAGACTCAGGCCGCGTTCGCGTACGCATTGTTAGCTTTAGGAAAAGACTCATCGACCCCGACAACTTAGCCCCCAAATACTTTATCGACTGCCTACGATTTGCTGGTTTCATCCGAGATGACAGAGCGCAAGACATCGCCCTTGAAGTCAGCCAGCAAAAGGTCAAAAGTAAAGCGGAGGAATACACACGAATCGAAATTGAACCCATCGCCAAAAAGCCCGTCCAAACCATGACTCGCGCTGAGCTAATCGAGGCTTACTGGGCTACTTGCGGTTCATCGTGGAATCGCGCTGCCTTCGACGTGTTCATGGAGACGATAGACGAAGATTCCTTGCGTCAATACATTCAGATGGGCACTACTTAACTCCGCCATGCCTAAGTTAAAATCGCGCACGCAATTCCCGCCTCATGGTTTTAGGTACATAAACCCGGTGTTCGGCATGAAGAAGGATGATGAAGGATCGTTCAACGCTATTTGTCAGAAGGAACGCGCCCGCCGTATAGCGAATAAGTATCTATGCGAAAAGCATAACCTCAGCACCGACATCGGCGCAGTCGAGTATGATGTAGAACAACAGAATGTCGCTCGCTGCATTGCCCATGGCTGGAATGATTTTGTTGTGAGCGATGCCCCTGCTGCCTATGTGGCGCAAGACTCAAAAAAAAACAGCCGGTTCGGAAATGCTGTGGGCGCCAGTAAGAGAGTGGCTGCGGGAGTGGGGGTGCTTTTGGAATGGCTTGGAAGCTCAGCGAAGCCGGTGGATCAGGCCACGTCGGAGCATCGTGCTACGGTTTGCGCAACGTGCCCACAAAATGGGAAAGGCGGCTTGCTGGAATACTTCACAGGAAAAGCTGCCAGCACGATCAAGACGCAGATCGAAATCAAAAATGATTTGGCGCTCAAAACCAGTCATGACGCAGAGCTTGGAACCTGTCTGGCATGTATGTGCAAGCTTGATTTGAAATGTCACGTACCGCTCAAGCATATCCTCGCGCACACTTCGGACGAGGTGAAAACCAAACTCGATCATAGGTGCTGGGTGCTTCACGAAAATCCATGAAGACGCAGGAACAGCTTGTGCGCATGCAAGAGAACCTGCGCGTGTCCATGATGAGCCTGCAAGGCAGCGGTGCGCCTCCAGAAATCATCGAAAGAAGTGCTATTGCCTTAGCCTGCGGTGACGATGTGCTTAACTGGGTGTTGGAAAAGCCCAGCGAGTTGGCCAAAATTGAAGAGGAGTATAATCGCAAACTCAAAGAAATACGCACAGCCAATGAATAATGTCCCAGATGGTTACCCAACGGCAGAAGATGATCCTACTGGCTTGCGTCTCGACATCGGCACCAAAGACGGCGTGGTCATCATTCAGTACAGCAAGCCTGTCGTCGTGATGCATCTTACCCCGCAGCAGGTGCGATCCATGGCTATTGCGCTGCTCCAGAATGCTGAGGTGGCTTTGGTCCAAACGCTGCCGCTACCGCCATCACGAATCCCGTGATGCAGGTCGTCATCCCATTTCACTCGGGGGACGCAGAACAAGCTGCTGACTTGCTTCTGTGGATTGAGCAACTTGGTGGTGCGCCAGCGCATGAGGCTTTACTGATGGTGGATGGAGGAGTGCGCTGGGATGTGGTCATTGATCTCATAACGCTCGCCAACCGAGTATTTCGCCATGTCACAGTCATCGCACTTGAAGATTCAATTATCGGCTGGCCTCGCGGAGCCAATGCCTTGTTCCTTCGAGCCGCCGAACACTGCGCCGGCCTTAATCAACCCTTTCTCTGGCTCGAACCGGACTGTGTTCCACTTGCAAGAGAGTGGTTGGATCGAATTCACGGAATCTATGGCGAAGGATTTCTGGGCCATATCTACGAGTGCAACATCCCGGGGCTCCCGCGAAGGCTCCTGAGTGGAGTCGCCGTTTACCCACCCAGCGCCTATGCCCTCATTCATCCTTTCGTTGGTAACCAACCGCATCTTGCGTGGGATGTGTCGGCTGCTGAAGCGATTTTGCCTACAGCGAAAGACTCCTACTTATTTCACCACTTCTGGGGCGATAAAGACCTTCCTCCGACGTTTGCTTCGAGTAAAACCGACCAGTCGCCCATCAACACGCTTACCCTTGATCATCTACGCAAAGGTGCGGTGCTCTTTCACCGAAACAAGGACGGCACGCTACGCCAATTGGTCGCGCAGAAGTTAGGCATCACTGCGCTGACAAACTTCGTGGTGGTGCTGCCGGTCTGCAACTTGGATGCGGACCTCATGGGCAAGATGCTCGATTGGATCGGGATGCTGGGTAACTCGCAGACGCATGAGGCGTTGCTGTCCTACGATCATACTACGTTGCCCCGCTCGGTCTCCATGCTGTTCTCCAAGGCCAGCGCCTGTTTCTCCAAGGTTCACCAGACCGCTTACGCTGTGCCAAAAGGGACGCGGTTCCCACAGACTGCCGCATGGCAACATGCCGCCCGCACCATGCAGGCGATGGGCCGGCCGTGGCTGTGGCTTGAGGCAGATTGTGTTCCTCTGCGCTCATCGTGGCTGCATGAATTACAGACTGAGTATGATCGATGCGGGAAACCGTTCTGCGGCCCCATCGTCGTCACTCAGGGCCACATGAACGGGACTGCCATTTATCCGGCAGCTACCCCGACCATGCTTCCGCGCACCATGTCGCACGCCCTGAACGCCTGGGATTGCGAGTGCAAGGATGAGATGGGTGCCAATGTTTACGGCAGCAGGCTATGGTGTTTGGCGTGGGCCGTAGAACGAGGCAAACTTGTGCCGGATGGCGCTGGGGAATTGCCGAGCTTCCCACCAAATAGCCCGTTGCTCCACCAGATTCCTCGGGAAGCAGTAATCTTCCACCGAGAGAAATCGGGCACACTCATCGACCGACTGTACGAACGCTTATGATTCCAACCGATCTGTTCATCGCTACATGCGGTAAGGATTTCCCTTACCTAAGGTATTGCCTGCTCTCCATCGCCAAGTTCTGCAAGCGATTCAATTACCTGCGCGTGCTGGTTCCGGCTAACGATGCTGAAGCAGCCGAGAAGCTTATCGCTGAGTCCAACATTCCATTCCCCGCCAAAGCCTATGGCCACTGCGAACCTGAAGGTAAGGGGTTTTTATGGCACATGAGGCAAATCATGCATGCCGATACGTTTACTGACGCAGAACGCATCGCCCACTTGGACTCCGATTGCATCTTCACCAATCTGGTTGAGCCAAATAACTTCGCGATTGATGGTAAAATCATCCTGCGCTACGAGCCCTTCGCCACCATCAACAAGCGACATCCGGCGATGATGCGTTGGCAGGAATGCACTCAGGCTTGCCTGCGATTCCCGGTTCTCTACGAGACGATGCGTTGTCACCCTGGGGTCTTCCACCGGTCTACCTACGAACTGACTCGCAAATGCATGGAGATAGCCACCGGTCATCCGGTCGATGATTACATTCTGTCCTGTGAGAATGCGTTTCCGCAGACCTTTTGCGAATTCAACACGCTGGGCAATGTGGCCATGGAGAAGCAGCGCGACCTTTATCATCCGGTTCTACAGCGAAACGATAAGCCTGATCCGCCAAATAACCTGCAACAGATGTGGAGCCATGGCGCACCCGATATTCCGCAGCATATTTGGGTTGAAGGCATTCAGCGCACTATCATTCCCATCGACTTCATTGAGGAGGTTTTAGCTCGGGAAGCTCCTATTCCGCGTTGGATGCCAACTCCAGAGGATGAAGAGAGGATGACTCAGTGAAGATCACTCCATTCGGAGTTGCTGTGGTTAATGGCGACAGTCATCTGTCTTGCTGGATTGAGGCGCAGTGCAAACTGGACGTGGACGGATCCGCCCATGAGGTCGCCGCAGCATTCATCAAGCCGGGAGACGTGGTGATTGATGCTGGGGCCTGCCTTGGCGATCACACGGTTGTTTACTTAAACAGCGTCGGCCCCACTGGAACGGTGCATGCCTTCGAGCCGAACCCAATCGCCTTCGAATGCTTAGCCCATAACTGTCCAACCGCCGTGCTGCACAGGGAGGCATTGGGCGAGAAGCCATGGAGAGGTGACATTTCCATGGGGCAAACCGAGGAAGATCCTCCGCATGAAAACCTCGGGGCAGCCTGCGTCGTTCCGGTTCCGGGCGGAATCATTCGCGTGGTGCCGTTGGATAGCTTTAGGTTTCCAAGAGTTCACTTCATTAAACTCGACGTTGAGGGCATGGAGTTCGAAGCTCTCAAAGGAGCCAAGGATACGATTCGTCGGTGTCGTCCGATCATCATGGCTGAGTTCAACTTTCCGATGCTAAAACAGCGCCAGATTGCGCCAGATGACATCATTGGGTTCATGGCAGATTTTAATTATGGCTGGAGGCTTCGAGATGCCAACAATGGCTTCGATAAGATCCACACTGACATTTTGTTTCTCCCCAAATGACCGTGATCTATATCACACGCAAAAACCTATGAACATAACTCAAATCGCCCGAGTGGCGCATGAAATCAACCGAGCCTATTGCTTTGCTTTAGGCGACAACTCGCAACTCGCCTGGGGGTCCGCTCCAACATGGCAACGCGATAGTGCCGTGAAAGGAGTTGAGTTTCACATCAATAATCCAGGGTCGCCGCCATCTGCATCCCATGATGCTTGGCTTAAGGAGAAGCGGGATACTGGCTGGAAATACGGACCCGTAAAAGATCCGGAGAAAAAAGAGCATCCGTGTTTTGTTCCATACGATCAGTTGCCGGTTGAGCAGCGGGCCAAGGACTATCTCTTTAGCGCGATAGTGGAACAGCTTAAGCCGTACATGACATAAACGATGACGCTGCCAACCTGCCCTAAACAGTGCGAAGCCATGGCGTGGGGCTCTCACATGCCCATACTTCTTGAGGCCATTGGGAGAACAAATGGTGACGTGCTTGAAATTGGTGTTGGCCACTTCTCTACCCCGCATCTTCACCATCTGTGCGCCGGTATGAAACGAAGGCTCGATTCTGTAGAGCAGGCCAAAGATTGGCATGATGAATTCGCGGTTAAGTTCAGAAGCAATACACACTCCTTCCATCACGGCGAGTATATGGATGTGCTGCCGCTATTGGCTAAGTTGCCGTGGTCTGTGGTTTTCATCGACAATTCCCCTGGAGGCAAGGCGAGGTCTGATATCTTTGAGCTATTTATCGACCGAGCTAACTTTGTCATTGTTCACGATTACCATCTGGAAAACGAGGACGCCATCAAACCGCTGCTTACCAACACGCCGCACATGGTCTTTGACCTGTATCAGCCACCGACGCTATTAGCCTCACGGAAGACACTTGGCGAAGTTCTGCCTGATTTACATGAGCGCCATTGACGATCTTTTGGCCCTTGGAAACGACAAGATGGATAATGCTGGCATCACCCATGTCATGACCAATGGCGGCACTACGCCCTATGGAAGAGGAGCAGTCCCTAATCCGTTCGTCGAGCAGCAGAAGGAGTGGGTCAGGCGAAGAGAGCATACCGACGTGCTAAGGACGATTACCGACAAAATTGAGTCCTTATTTGAGCCTCGGTTTATTACCCCGCCGGAAACTTCCGAACTAATCGCCTCCATCGTCACCGCCAGCGGTGTGCTCAGGGTTCTTGAGCTTGGCACCTGCACTGGCTTTACCACCCTGCACATGCTGCGGGCCTTATACGGCAAGGCTGGGGCCTCCATTGTCACAGTGGACGCGAGACCCGCCCACGATCAGGAGTTCTTCGACCGATTTCCAATCCTGCGATTCGTCCAAGGTTGGACTCCTCACATACTAATCGATCTACCCGGTGCGCCGTTCGAGTTGGTCTTTGTGGACTCAGATCACTCGGTGGATCACACTGCTTTGGAACTGTCCTTTCTCTGGCCAATCACCAAGCAGGGAACCATATTTCTGTTCCACGATCTGCCTGAATGGCATACGCCAAGCAATCGTGTGGCTGTGCCTGTGCGAGATTATCTGCTCGGGAAATCCAGAGACGGCACCTTTCAAGGCGGGATTCTGCCGACCTGCGAACAACTGGATTGCCTTGCGGTCTGGGGACAAGGCTACCCGCCCCAATGTAACCCGCACCTTGGTATCTTTGTGAGGCGATGATAGCAATCAGCTCATTCCGGCCTTTGGACGATAACAAGGAAGTGGCCGCTAACCAGATCCTCGCCATCGACTCGTGGCGTGCGGTGTTCCATAACATCTTCCTCTTTGGTCCATTCGAATGGCGACTCGCCTGTCCGCGCACTACCTTCATTGAAGGCCCTGACTTCCCGCCGTTAAGCCTGCTTTACTTGATAGCCTCTCAATCCGAGGAACCTGCCGTCATCTTGAATGCTGATATCGTCGTTGGGCGACACTTGGTCGAAGCAGCCGACAAGGCATTCAGGATGGGAGCTTATGCGCTCACCAGTCGCCGCTACGAATACGACCCGGCCAATCCGGACTTCGCCTCGGCCAAGGTCGTGGACTTGGGTGCAGACTTCTTCTGCGCTCACAACTGGGTTTGGAGGAAGGCGTGGCTGGCTGTGCCGCCTCAACTTAGGATAGGTCATTCAATGTGGGATAATTGGCTGATGGGATTCCTAACCGTTAATTTCAAGAGGGCTTTTGTAGACATATCAGATTTTAAAGCGATCTTCCATCCTCGACATGGCTCCAGAAAACAGCCACACTCATTCGAACTCCCAAACGATAAATACATTCACAGCGGAGCTGGTTTTCCGGCCAAGTTGAAATGAACGATCCGCTCCATCGCGTCAATTACAGGAATAAAAATAGGGAGAAATTCAGAGAGGCTGGGAGACGGTATTATTGGGCCCATCGGGAGCGCATTCTTGAGAAGGCTAAGACGAGAAATTACTCCAAGGCTTATGAAGAGAGGCACCGGGAGAAGCGTAAGGCTTCGAAGCATCTAGCATATTTAAAGAACAAGGATGAAATCAGTAAGCGGGGGAAACTGTGGCGGGAGAACAACAAACCAAGAATTCGTGAAGGTCGGAGAAAAAGATGGCGCAAAGACCCTGACAAGTTTAGGAAAAAATGCAGAGATAGTTATTGGAGAAATGTAGAGAAACGTAGAATTTCTAGCAGAAAATATTCTTGGGGAAAAAGTCGAAGGAGATTGGCAAGGATTCGCGGCGGGGTAATAGACGAACGCGGCATTAAGCAGTGGATTGAAAAAGTGAGATCAAGTCCTGGTGGTATTTGCTATTACTGCAAGGTATTCACACCGGTTTCCATGATAGAGTTTGACCATATTATCCCCATATCCAGATCCGGCCCACATTCTGTCTCAAATCTTTGTGTGTCATGTTTGCCTTGCAACAGGAGCAAACATATGAAAACTCCAGGGGAGTGGCCGGAAACAGGCCAGAAACTATTTAATTTTTAGCCAATTCGATGAATTTTAAGACCGCCTCCGTAATCGAGTCCCTTACTTGGCAGATGCGGTTGGCCGACTATCCGAGAGCGCAGAACCGCGCACGCATCAATTCGCTTTTCGACGGTTCGCCTCCGTATAGTGACCAAGAGGAGCGCGAGAACAACGTCGCCGTGAACGTAAACTTCCTTGAGTCAACCAAGGTAGGTCACGAAGCGCGTCAACAATTCTCGAACGCCTTTATGAAGCCGGGCAAGTTCTTCACTGCCCGCACCGATAACGGCCCCACGCATAAGCGTGCGAAGTGGGGCACCATCGTCAGCAACGAGATCAATCGGCGCATGAAACGGTCTCCGATTTACTTCGAGAACATGCGCAGCAAGTTCGCCCTGCTTGTCCTGCACGGCATTGCCCCGTCCTGTTGGGAGAACTCCTACGGTTGGTGTCCGCTGTCTCTGGGGGTCGAGGACGTGATGATTCCAAGCGGCACGTTGCTCACGATGAAGAATCTGCCGTTCTTCGCCATTTACCGCGCCTACACCGCCATGGAGTTGCATCGGCTCACCAGCGGACCAAAGGTGGACCCGGGTTGGCAGATGGACAACGTGAAAGCGGCCCTGAAATGGGCTGATGCCGAGACTGCGCAACTCTCCGGAGCGACGTGGCCTGAGGTCTGGAGTCCAGATAAGATGGAACAACGGATGAAGGAGAATTCAGGTCTCTACGCCAGCGATGCTGTGCCGGTCATCTCCTGCTGGGATTTCTATTGGTGGAATGACGACGATAAAGTGCAGGGCTGGAATCGGCGTATCGTCTTGGATGCCTTTGGTCAGCCCGGGGTGGGTGGGGTTTTGCCCTCAGGCACCAGCATGCCGGACAAAAACATCATCGGTGGGCGCAACCAGTTCCTGTTTAACCCTGGGGATCGCAAATACGCGATGGATATACGCGAAGTCCTGCAATTCCAGTTCGCTGACCTGTCGGCTGTGGCCCCATTTCGCTATCACGCCGTCCGTTCGCTGGGCTTTCTGCTCTTTTCAGTGTGTCATTTGCAGAATCGGCTGCGCTGCAAGTTCAACGAAGCAGTTTTTGAGGGGTTGATGATGTATATGCGGGTCAATTCGCTCGATGAAGCGGAGCGGGCCCTAAAAATTAACCTGATTTCACGCGGTATCATCGACTCCACGGTGCAATTTCTGTCTCCGGCAGAGCGTTGGCAGCCCAATGAACGCCTAGCTCAGATGGGTCTGGTCGAGAATCAGCAGATCATCAATGAAAACTCCGCTTCGTTCACGCAGAACAACAATTTCAGCCGGCCGCAGGTTGAAAAGACCGCCTTTCAGGTCAGAGCCGAACTCAACGCGACGACTGCTCTCATTTCGGCTGCGCTCTTACAGGCGTATCAGTATCAAACCTTTGAGTACTATGAGATTTTTAGGCGTTTCTGCGCAAAAGACTCTCGCGATCCCGATGTGCGGTCTTTTCGGTTGGCTTGTCTCAAAGCCGGGGTGCCGTCTGAAGTTTTGGTGCCTGAAGCTTGGGACATCGAGCCTGAACGTGTCATGGGCGCCGGTAACAAGACGCTCGAATTGGCCACAGCGCAGCAATTGATGGAATGGCGTCCGCTCTTTGACCCGGAAGCCCAGCGAATCATCCTCAAGATGTCCACTTTGGCTGTTACCGATGACTCCGGAGCGACCGATGAGCTTGTTCCTGATACACAGGACAAAGTCACCGATTCCAAGCATGATGCAATGGTTGCGATGGGGAGCCTCATGCAGGGGCTGCCCGTCCAATTCGGGCCGCGCACCAATCGCATCGAAGTCGTTGAGGTTTTATTGGCTGAGATGACGTTAATCGTGCAACGCATCGAGCAAATGCAGCAAGGCATGGCCAAGCCTGAACAACTCATGGGCCTGCAGACCGTGGGCCAGACCATTGCCGAACAACTTCAGATTCTTAGCCAGGATAAGGAACAGAAAGAGCGCGTGCGCCAGTATAGCGATGGCTTGGGGCAATTGATGAACATGGTCAAGGCTTACGGGCAGCGGCTACAGCAAGCCATGGAGGCTGCCGCTCAACAGAATGGCAACGGTCAAGCGCAGATGGATCCAAAAGATTTGGCCAAGGTTCAGGCGATGCAGATGCAGGCAGAAGCCAAGGCTGCGAACACCCGTGAAAGCCATGCTCAGCGCACCGCTCAAAGACAGGTGCAATGGGAAGCCGAAGAGAAGCGCAAGCAGCAACAGCATCAGTTGGACATGCAGCGTCAGCAGGTCGAGTTGCAGACCGACGTTGCCGCTACTGACATCGAGACGGCTGCGGAGATTCGTCGCCAGAACGCCAAGGCCGCTGCGGAGCCAAAGGAGACGGCGGAATGAATCTGACGCCACGAGCCAAGTTTCAGGCTAACGTCGCCCAATCACGCGCTCATCAGGATTTGGTTGTTAGCGAGGCATTCCGGAGTGCGTGCGAGGCTGCGTTGCTCGAACAAATCCTGGGCATGCCAAGCATCACCGATCCCGCCGAACAAGCCGCTGCCTATAACCGGATCATGGGCGCTACAGAATACATTCGGCACCTACTTTCCATCGCTGAACAAACTCCACCACCTAAAGAAACTCCAAGCCGAAACTTAAATTTCAACTCACGATGAATATAACAGAACGCCAGCGAGCACGGTTTTGGAATAAAGTAAGACCCGGATCGGATTCTGGCTGTTGGATGATCGATGTTTGCCGAACTTCTCAGAATCAACCGACAATATCTTTTAATAAAAAGCATTTTCTGGCCAGCCGAGTGATGTTCTCGCTCACCAAGGGCGCCATTCCTAATGGCCTTTTTGTTATGCATACTTGCGACAATGGAGCGTGTGTTAATCCATCGCATTTGTGGCTTGGAACTCAAAAAGATAACATCCAAGACTGCGTAAGAAAGTATCGCAGGTGGAACTCAAAGCTTATTAGGGAGCAGATTCTGGAGATTCGGCGTCTCGGCAAGTCAGGCGTATCATCTCACCTGCTCGCCAAGCAATTTAACATAACTCATCAGTACGCTTCTCGTATCGTCAGAAACATTCAACCGGAATACGTAAAATAAAAACCTATGCCAGCCGCACCAACAGCCCCGCCACCACCGTCCACTGCTCCTGCCCAGCCTGCCCAGTCTGCCCCAAGCCCTGTCACGCCCGCAACTGTGGTCACCCCGCCAAAGACGGAACCCGCTCCATCAGCTTTATCCACCAGACCTTCGCGTCGTGGGGTGGTATTGCCACAGAAGCAGCCACAGGACCCAACCAAGCCTGCTGAACCGCTCGACACGATGGATGGTGCCTTTTCTGGCATCAAGGGGTTGGCTGCGCCCGAAGAGGGAGAATTGATGGGTGAGGAATCACCAAAACAGGGTGAGCAACAGAAAGAGGTTGAGCAAAAGGATCCCAACGCCGACACCAATAAGGAGCAGGTCCAGGAGAAAAAGGCTGAAGAAGATGTCGCAAAAGGTGAGACGAAGCCGGGCGGCAAGAAGACCAATCCATGGGACTTGGTAAACACTTACAAGTCGCGCCTTAGCACGCTTGAAAAGGAAAATGCCGAACTGCGCACCAAGCATGCCGAACCGCCGAAGGAAGTCACCGAACGCCTTAGCGCGATTGAGAAGCGCAACCAGGAATTGGAGCAGCATATCCGTTACGTTGACTACTCCAAGAGTCAGGAGTTTGTCGATAAATACCAGAAGCCCTACGAAGAAGCTTGGGGGCGTGCGCTCAGTGGACTCAAAGGGCTGCAACTCAAGTTCACCAATGCAGAGACCGGCGAGGTTCAGGCCCGCGATCTGACTCCCGCCGACATCGCTGCGTTGGCCAACATGGAGCCATCAGCCGCTCGCATGGAGATTAAGGCGAGGTTCCCTGAAGACGTGGCTGAGGTACGCGGCTACATCGACAAGATTCGCGACCTAGCCAGTGCGCAGAACCAAGCCTTGGAAGAACAGAAGTCCAAGGGCGGCGAATGGCAGAATCAGGTATCGCAGCATCATAAAGCCATTCAGGAGAGCAATTCTAAGCTCTGGAAGCAATTCAGCGACGAGCATTTGGCCAAGTTCGATGTACTCAAGCCCGTCGAAGGCGATGACGAGCGCAACTCCAAACTGGAGAAGGCCGTCGCTTTCGTGACTGATGCACTGTCGGCCAAGGCCAACGATCCTAATCTCACCGAGGAACAACGCGCCACCGTCATCAAGAAACATGTGGCATTGCGCAATCGCGCCATCGCCTACTCCGTGTTGATGCATGAAAACAAGCAACTCAAAGCGAGGCTCGCAGAGAAGGAAGAGGCGCTTAAAGCCTACGGCGACTCCGCGCCAACTGACGGGGAAGGCAAAGGCAAACAAGCCTCGGAGAATGGCGATTTCACCATCGACGGTGTGGCGGCGATGCTCGGCAAGATTGGGCGGTGAGTTATTTTCGTTGTTGACAGAAATTTCTTTAGCTTCTATTAGCCCAGCATCCACTTAATAAGTGGATTGCCAGTCGGTGGATTCCGACGCGGTAAGCTACCGTTTCAAATAGCTCGCAAGCCTTCGGCTTCAAAACACGTTCCCATGAACCTTGTCCTTTTGAAGCTATGGCTATTTTATCTTGCGACCAATTTACCAATTTCCTGGTAGACCAACAACCGGTCTACGACAAACTGATCCTCTCCGACATCCGGCCTACTGACTCCTGGGTGCTTAACGTCAAAACCGGCGTTTTCCCCTCTTTCTCGGGCGTCGAGCATACCTTAGACCGCTTCCGGCACGTCTTCCCAAACACCACCAAGGTGTGGAATCGCACCGAATACCAATCCTGCGTTGGAACGCCTTGCGATAAAACCGAGCATTGCATCGGCTGGGGCGCTACGCGCATCACCTACTTCCTGGAGGAACAGAGCTGGGCGACGCCGCTCCTTTGCTTCGACCAGATGATGCATGTCACCAAGGCTCAGGAGCATTTCCGCCAGATTATCTCTGATGTGCTCCGGCCGGCGACGACTGCCATCATGTCCAATTTCTTGCGCAAACGGGCCCTGGACCATGCCGACAAGAAGTTTATCGCCAACCGGGCGATGGATCAGTTCACGTTCGTCTGGACGACGGTTGGAGACGAGGAAATCTACTTCGACACCTCAGCCGCTCCGTCCAGCGTGTTCAAACTGATGCCTCAGATGCTTCAGGTGCGATTCGAACCGCTCATGCGCCGTGGTTATGGCGGCAAGAATCCGTTCAAGGAAACCGCCCCGTTCATCGAACTCGTCACCGACATCGCCACGGCCTGGGAGTTGGACAAACTTGGTGGCCAATGCGGCGGTGGTGGCGGGGCCTGCCCGACTATCGCTGGCAACTGGCGTTTCACCGAATGGTCTAGCGCCAACGCTTTCTGGCGTTACGGCTTCTCCGGCCAGATCGGCAATTACCTCGTGCGCACTGACCCGATGGGGCTCAGGTTTAACTTCGTGGCCGACCGGGGGGCTGGTGTAGGGGTTAACAGGTATCGCTACCAAGTAGTTCTTCCCTACGTCAACCAAGTGACCAGCGGCGCTGGCGGGGATCCAGGGTTGGGCAGCGTTGAGAATCCGGACTTCGACCGGGCCCAATTCTCCATCAGTTATATCTGGCACAAGATGGGCCTTGAAGCCCTCGTCATGGACGCCACGCCGGTTAACCCTGAGATGCCGTTCTCCAGCCGTAACTTTGGCGGGAAGTGGCAGTTTGTGATGGATAACTTGGGCGAAGATGTGAACGGCTGCGTCATCGAGAACAAGCGCCGCAACAAGGGCATGTTCATCGCCGACTTCGAATTGGCAATTCGCCCGCTCTACACGGAGTTCATTAATGTGTTCTTCCATCGGCGCGAACCCTTCTGCGTGCCCGAAATCAGCAATTGCAGCACCGATCCTGGTTATCCGACTCAGGATTACGATTCCTGCAATACGCCTTGCGAGCCGGAGATCACGTAATAATTGTTGGTGCACATAAGACAGGGTGCCATCGGTTTCGCGGGTAGCGCCGGTGGCACCCTACCTAAACTGCAAAACTTATGGATGACTATTACGACCACGACGAGGAATCCTCGGACGATTCCGGCATGGACATGGAGGAACAGAAGTCGGATACGCCGGAAGAAAAGATGGGGCTCGTGCCTCTGTCCTTCTTCAAAAAGAACGTGAAACCCGGCGACACCGAGAAGGTGAAGGTGATGAGCATCCAGGACGGGGAAGCCGTCATCAAATGCGTCTACGGCGGGGACAAGGACGATGGTGGAGGCGAGGATGAGGTGTCTGATGCCAGCGCCCCAGATGAGGCGGAAGATTCCATGATGGCCTAGTTATGAAAGCCTCATAGCTATGCCCTGCGATCCAAATCAGTTACTGGAGGATAGCAAATGCTTTTCCTGTAAGTACGACTCCATGGGTGCCCTCTATGATGCCGTAGAGATTGTTCTTCTGTGCGGCATTCGGGATGGAGAAAATCTTCCTTGCGATCCGGACTTCTTAGCCAACGAAGCGAGGTGCATCCTAAGCTGCATCCCACCGGGTGCTATGCAAGCCGTCAAGATTCGCATTCTATGCGATATCCTTGGCATGACCTTGCCCTAGTATGCCTTGCGAACCAAACCAACTACTGGAGGATGCGAAGTGCATCATGTGGTGCTTACCAAGGGGGTCCAATGGAGCCATCATCGTGTCTTTGTGGTGCCAGATTTTAGACAATGGTTTCCCTCCAGGGACAACCTTTTACATCCTGACTGAGTTAGGAGAGATCATAAACGCGGAGAACGCGGACAAATTACGCCAGGAGTGATTTATGGCTGACAAAAAAATAACCCAACTCCCCGCAGCAGTTGGAATCACAGGTGACGACTTGTTGGCGATGGTCGATGACCCCGCTGGGGCTCCGGTTACCCAGAAGGTGACCGTAAACCAATTAACCGCTCACATATCTGCTGCATCAATACAGGTTTCACAGGGGGTAGCACCGGGCCCGCCTCTTGACCCAAACAAAGCTGCCCTAGATTACCCGCTTGGTGGCGGTGGCTTACAACAATGGGACGTAGCTAGCCAGACTTGGGTGTGATGAATCATGGCCACATGCACAACCAGCGAACTAATGCAGGCGGCGGCGGAACTGAGCGGCCTAAGTCCTGGTCAGTTGGAACTGGTCAAGACGGTCATTCTCTGTCGCATCCTTCACCTGAACAACCCAATGGCTAGCTGTGATGTTCAGGACCTGCTCGATGACGCCAACTGTTTTTCGTGTCTCTACCCATACCAGTTGTCGTTGATTCAGACGCAACTGCTCTGTGAAATCCTTAACGCAGGTGGGGGCGGTGGGTCTAGTTGCCTGCTCTGCGGCAATGTGGACCCCGTGGCAGCTCCTGCCTGCGCTTGTGCTTTGTATTACAACATGCTGACCAGCAGTTTCTGGTACTGGGATAATAACTTGGCTATCTGGGCAATGCTGATTGGGGGGATATGACCATTCCTGACAAATACGCCTTTTGGCGCTGGCCGGCCAAGATTCGACGGCTTTCAACGGAATTGGAGCAATTGAAGACTGAACATCAAAGGGTTTTGGCTGGGCAATCGGCAGTGCTGGAATGGGTCAAGATCACGCATCGACTGGACTCAAAGGCTGAAGGCATTCGTGCCCTGATTCAGCAAGGCAAGCGCATCATACCGCTGTTGTTCTTGTTCGTGTGCCAGTCCCTATGGGCGCAGCCAGCCCCGCCAATCCTGCGTCAACCGCTCACCACCAACTCTCATTTCGGGCCGGTTCCGACCGAAGGCCAAGTTCCAATCTGGAATGACACCGCCAAGAAATGGTCCAATGGACTTATCTCGGCAGGGGCTTCAACCCCGCACACTTGGACCAACGACAACGGGACACTGAAGCCAATCGCTTTTCCGACCAATATCCTGTTCCGTGTCGTCGTTCCAGATGATGGAATCAGCACGAACTTCTACTTCGATTCCCGTGTTTATCGCACGAACGGAGCCAGCAAGTTGTTCCAGATTTACAATGGTGGCAGCAACGCCCTAACCGTTGGGCCTTATGGCGGGCTGTTCATGGGACGAGGTAATGCCACTCCATTTCCTGGGGCAGTCCTCTACGGGATATTTGACACAGCACTCGGCGAAACCAACCAACAGGAAATCTTCACCCTAAGCGGGAATAGCGCCGTGGGGTACAGCGGGGCTTCCGACCTCATAATTGATACCAATTATGGTGCGCTGATTCTCTTTGCCAATAAGGAGGGAGGAACTAAGTTCACCCGGTTCTCGATACAGGCCGGAGGCGGAATTAACCCTGAGAACTTCAACAACTTCACGATGCAGGGGTTGGTCGATGGGGCGACTTATTTCCAGGTGGACCCAAGCTTCACTCTGTTTACCCCGACCAATTACCTATTCAGCAGCAGCGTTCGAATCACCAACACGGACACGCTGCTGTCGCTTCAGAACAGCAATTTCCCGGTGCTCGAAGTGGATGGCGTCGGTGACTTGAGGCTCATCAAGAAGGTCCCGTATCTGTGGCCAAGTGCCCAGGGAGCGGCTGGAACCGCTCTGACCAATAACGGTTCAGGAGCCTTGGGTTGGTGGCCAGTATCGGCTGGGGCAGGTTCACCTGGGCTAACCACTAACGCCAATCAATTCCTTGGCGTGCCGCTGTCGATTAAGAGCGGGGCGCTGCTTACCAACACTGCGTTTCATGGCGGGATTACCATGACCAATTCAGACGCTCAGACCCAAGTATTAAGGGTTGATACAACATTCACCACCAATGCGCTGAGTGTTGGTAGCAATGGCATCACCTCAATTAGGGGCTCTACAAGATTTATAAATATCGGAGAATCTTCCGCTGCTGGATTCGTTGGATTTGCTATTGATAGTTCTGCTCACAATCCAACTCTAGGGTCGGATGCCGGATTCTTTTCAGATGGTGGGAACGTGCTTTTCAATTACCCCGCTGGTGCAGGCTTTTACGTCACAGAAAATACTGCAAACAAAGTTACTGTGGGAAGAGGAGGAACAGACGGCTTTGTCGGGATAGGGACTGCCAATGAAACACCTTCTGCGCTTCTTAGTGTTGGAACAGGAAGCCGATTTCAAGTTGATTCCACCGGAACTGTTAGGTCCAGTTCAATTATCATAACCAATCTTCCAGGGGCCACTCCTGAACCTTTCCTGCGCATAGCCCAGACTAACGGCAGGGGATACGCGGAGTTCACTACCACCAACAGCGTCATCGCCACTAACCGATTCGTCCTGTCGATTGGCAGCAATACTGTTTCGGCTGGTCAACTGTTCAGGGTCCACAGCACTGCAATCAGTGCCGGGATAAACAACATCGTTGTAACGAACGACAGCGGCACCGACTTCCAGCCGGCCAGCGCCAATCTCACCAACTGGTCGAATATACCAACCGGAGCAATGGCAAATGTGGTGTCTACGACGTTCTTGACCAATTGGGCGAACGCCATCAGCAACTATGTCACAGCGGCTACGAATTCGGCTTCAGTTACGAACTGGATTACGACGCGACAGCCTGCCGACGCGGTGCTGTCAAATCTTGTGGGCACAGTGGCAAGAAACGTCACTAATTTCATCTCCCTGAGCACAACTAATGCGACGAGTAAGCCGCTAACCAACAGTTACACAGCGGGCGTCCTGACGATGTTTGGAATTGAACAAGGAAGCGGCCACGCCATCACAATGAATGCTTCCAATATCGTCAGCGCGAACGATTGGGCGCAGACGGCAAGCACGACTAACGTAGTTGGAGTGTCAAACTGGGTGAACTCGGTATCAAATTACGTCACGTCAGCGACGAATAGCGCCAGTGTTACAAATTGGATTACACAACGCCAACCCGCGAGCGCAAACCTTACCAACTGGAGTAATATCCCTACTGGCGCAATGGCTAATGTCGTTGCGACTGATTACCTGACAAACTGGGCTAATGCGATTAGCAATCTTGCTCAGACTAAGGGAATAACTAACACGCCAATTGTGGCAGTTGGAAATCTCCACGTCACAAACCAACTCCTGCGAGCCAACGAACATCTCAATGGTGGCACTGTGTTCACCAACCTCGATTTCACTGGAAGCATCATCAAGACGATGACCAATGCGATCACCGGGAGCCGCACAAACAACCTAACGAACGCGGTGGGTGGTGCTTCCATGATTGTCTACGTTGTAGGAGAGACAGCCACAGCCACAGATCGCAATTACACGTTCACGGCGGCTTCGGCCAACATTCGATGGATGAATTCGCCAACCAATGCCAATGCCATCGACGTTCTGATTCATTCCAATCAGGTTTACACGTTCCGGTTTGATGTGGTGACCAACGCGACCGGGCCTGAAACCAATATCATTGCGAGTTGGTCTACGGATTCTCAGAGGCCCATACTCAATCGCTTGGTTCCGGTGTCGGCAGGTGCTGGAACAAGCAATGCATGGGTGGAAGGCCGTGTGTTCTTGGATGCTGTCACTGCTACCACCAATCATACCGGAACCGACAATTACACGAATCTGTTCACATTCACTGTTCCGGGCAATACCCTTACCAACGAAGAGGATGAGGTTGAGTTCTATCTGTCAGGCCAGTCCAGGTTCCACACTGCGACGACCAATTCGTTGAAATGCATCTACGGCACATCCACGATATTTGATACCGGATTCATCACTGCCTCAAATTGCCCATGGAAAGCCAGCATCCGCATAACTCGAACAGGCAACTCTTCCCAGCGAGTTGAGGCCGAGGTCCGCTGGAACGTCAATGCCGCCATTGGATCGTTCGGCAATGGAACGCTTTCGACTTATGCGACCAATATGCCACTGGCCCAAGTCAACGGCGCAACCAACATCTTTGTTTTCCAAGGCAAGTCACGAATCGCTGCCGCCATCACCAACGATTACAAGTTAGTCCGGTGGAATCCCGGGACCAGAGGAAGTGTTCCATAGGAATTTTATGAAACGATTATTGCTGATTCTCCCTATACTGCTGCTGGCTTTGGGCGCATTCGCCGCCAACCCGCCCTACGAGGCGTTCCTTGGCACCAACGGCATAGTCATCAGGTCCAACCCGCCTATCGGTAAAATCCTCGTGGACGGCGCTTTTATAACCAACGGTGGGAGCCCGGTCTTTGTCACGACGAACCTATTTGTCGTCAACAACACCTACACGAGCAATCTGTTCACGACCAATATCTTCGTGAATCAGACCTTGGTCACATCGAATATCTTCGCTACGAACATCACGGTAAACAATCTGTTCGTCACAAACGTATTCGCGACCAACATCAATGTTCAGAACATCACGGTTAACCAGACCCTGTTCGTGATCAGCAACATCTTCGTCAGCAACATCTATGCGACGAATATCACGGTCAATAACCTCAATGTGACGAGCAATCTGTTTGTGACCAACCTGTTCTCCACGAACATTTTCGTCGAGAACATCTCCGTGACGAGCAACCTGTTCGTTAACAACACCTACGCAACCAACATTTTCGTCGAGCAGAACATCTTCACAACCAACCTGTATGCCACCAACATTTTCGTGGATCAGGACATCATCACCTCCAATTTCTTCACGATTAACAATTTCAGTTCGAACATCACCGTAACCAACATCTTCGTTAATCAGACAGTCGTCACCTCAAACCTGTTTGTGACCAATCTGGTGGCCAACACCATCATCGGAAAAGACATCCTGTGGACCAACGACAATGGCACGGTGCGGTTAATCGACCAGACTCGGGTTGGGATAGGGACTAATTCCAGCGATGCCATGTGGCTTCTGGAGGCCGGAACGAACGTCATTAACGCCTTCGCTTACTCCACTGGCGGGGTTCAGCGATTTGTCATCAATAGCAACGGCGAGCCATCCATCCTTAAGGGGATCACCTATAGTTGGCCATCGTCACAGGGTGCGGCCGGAACTGTGCTGACAAATAACGGCTCAGGGGTTCTTGGGTGGGGAACCGTTAGCGGATCTGGAGGCGGGGTTGGATTCGGGGACTTAGTTTGGACAAACACTGGGACTAATTTAATTACCAGGAATCTGTCGCTTCCAATTGCATTATTTGTTGATGGACGAGGAAGCGAGGACGCAGCCCTATACGCCAGAAAGGAAATCACGAACACAACTCGTGAGGCTTATTATTTTGAGACTAGAGCCAGCGATAACGGCAACTTTGGTGTCACTCTTTATCCATTCAGGCACGACCTTAAGGTGGGCGCGGCTGGATATTATGCTCAGGGCGCTGGAACCTATGGTGGATATTTCGTAAATGCTTTGCCAAATAATGATGGCTCCGGTTTCTGGGGTGGGGTGAGCTGCACGGTGGGCGTCGTGGGTTATGGCCAGATGATCAGTGGCACAAACGCTTACGAGATTGGTGTTCTTGGAGAAGCTGTGAGCGGGAATACTAATTACGGAGTCAGTTACAAAGTCGGGGTGAGTGGCTACGGAAAGATGTATGACGGTGAGACAAACAGTCACTTAATAGGACTAAGCGGAACAGCCGTCGGAAATCCGAACGCACCGAATGTAACCATAAATGGAGGCATCTTGCAGACCATACTTGACACGATAGAGGGAGACCCGGTGCCAACAAACGCCGTGCTTTTACTTGATAACCGTATAAGCGGTGTGCCGCTGCTGGTAGGCAGAACGAATAATAATACGGTAGTCTTCAGCGTTGACGGAGTTGGTGACCTAACAAAGCTGAAGTCGGTTCCTTATTCCTGGCCATCCGCCCAAGGAGCAGCCCAGACAGTTCTTACTAATAATGGATCAGGCGTGTTGGGCTGGGGAACTGTGGCGGCATCTGGCGGCTCAGGCACAAACTTCGATTCCATTCGCGTTACCAATCAGGTGCTCTACGTGCCGCAGGAGTTCAACGGCTCCAATGGAACTAGCGCGGTGATTCTCACCAACAACTTGGACGTGCACCTGAACACTTGGAAGAAGATGACCAACGTGCTGGGCACAAACCTCGTGTTTCACCTAAGCAATCTGGTGGAAAGCACTTCGTTCATTCAGACCTTTTATGGCAACGGCGGCACAACCAACACAGTGAGTTACCGAATCCCGGGTGGTGGAACCGGAACGAATATCTGGTGGTACGGCGAGACGAACGGGTCTTATGACTTCCAAGTGAGCCCAGGCCACTCCGTTACGGTCAACGGCTTCGTCGATTCGCAGACCAATATCGTGATGGCTTGGAGCACCACGGCAAATCTGCCGAAGCTAAACTTCTTCGCCATCAATGGATGGATCTCCAATCTATTCGCCACCAACATCACCTTCATCAATGGGTCGGTTTCAAATCTCATCGCCACGAACATCTTCGTGAAGGTCGGCGGTGGCGCATCCAATGCGGCTGTTGGTGGAACTTACGCGGTAAACTCCACGCCAATCATGACTGCGGGAACAGCCGAGACCAATCTGCTGACTCACTCCATTGCGGCCCATTCTCTGACCAATCTGCACGACCGGCTGCTTATCCGTGCTTCCGGTCGGTTTGTAGGCAACGTAAACACCAAGCAACTCAAGCTTGTTTATGGCACGACCACTATCCTTGATACCACGGCACAGATAGCCAATGGTGGCGGATGGGTCATAACTGCTGAGATTATAAGAACAGGCAATGCCACGCAAACCGCAAGTGCCGAATACCACGGAACGGCAGAAAGCCTGTTCACCACGGCCTCGGCTATCTCTATGGCTGAAGACAACGGGATAGCCAACACAATCAAGATAACTGGCACAACAGCCACAGCGAGCGGGGACGTTACTAACCGGACTCTGGTAGTCGAATATAGAAGGGCACCCGGACCATGAGGAAACTGGCTCTTAGTCTACTGATCTTATTGTGCTCCATGCGAGCATGGGCGCCACCGCCTTCGCACCCATCATTTCCACTGGCCTTCTTTCCGCTGACCGGAAACCAGAACTACTGCATACCTGCTGGCGTTGATGGATTGGTAGGTTGGTATGTTGCCGACGATTTATCCACCAGCCTAGCGGTTGGCGCTTCTGTGTCATCGTGGCCGGATCGTTCATTAAATGCCAACACTCTGACCAACTTGGTTGGCGCTGCAAATCGACCGATACTTTCCCAATCCAACTCGCAGTTCAGGGCCCACTTCACCGTGACGTTCGATGGGGATGACGATCTTAATAGGACTTCCCCAGTTGGATTTGCTGGAGAGACAGGGCAGAGCATCGTAGTCGTTTATCAGCATCTTGCAGGATTTGGGACTGCGTTTGCCCAACTTTGTCTGACATCAAATGGGGTGAACGAGGTGAGGCTTGATTCTGTTGCAAATCATGTGGATGCCCTGTTTGCCGGAGGTCCAGCCTTGTCACGGGTGAGTTCCAGATTCGACACAAATGGCTGGGCTGTTGCTAGATTTGATAATACTTCCAACTTGAATCAAATCTTCGAGGATTACGGAATACCTGGCATTCAAACCGATCAGACCGATGCCGGAACTTTTGCCAGCAGCATCATTCGACTCGGAAGCCGAACCAATGGATCGCTTGCCTACATCGGTAAGATCGCCGAGATAATCATCTATAATCGGAGAGTCAGTGACGCTGAGTTGAACACGATATTTTGCTATTTAGTGGGGCGATATGGGTTCTAAAATCAGACAACTTGCATGAGTGATGTACCGCTTCGTGAATACCTAGAAACTATGTTCGCTGCCCAACAGCGCGAATTGGATGCAAAACATCAGGCCATGGAATCGGCTGTGCGCTTGGCCCGCGAAGAGGTGGGGCGGCGGCTTGGCGAACTCAATCAATTGCGCAGTGAGGTCATTGACGACCGGGATCAATTTGTGAGTAAGCTTCAATTCGAACCCATGATGCGTGAACGTGACGCATGGCGAGAATCTGTCACAGAGAGAATCAATACCATCAACGACAGGATCACCAGAATTGAAACCAAAGGAAACACATGGACGGTCGCGATTGGGCTGTTCTTTGTCTTGCTTCAAATCGCCTTAATGGTCTTCATGCGTAAATGAAAAACTGGAAAGTAATCCTTTGCGCCGCCGTTGCCATGATCGGCCTGTTCAGTGCCTTCGCCGATAACGTCACCATCTTATGGGACCCTCCACTAGTGACAAATGGAGTGACGGGTTATCAGGTCACCGTCATCACCGGGACAACCAGCGCACCAGTCCCGGTCTTTCAGGCGAATGTCTCAGGGATTTATTCCACCCAACAGGTGGTTACATCGCTGATTCCAGGGACAAACTATATCGGATCGGTTCGCTCCATGAGCGGGCCAAATATTCTTTCAACTCCGGTCAGCACTAATTTCACGCTCCCTAGTGCGCCAATGAACCTGAAGATTAACAGCACCATGCAGCAGAGCATCACCCCTTATGGCCCGTGGGAGGATGTAACTAATCAGATCATCGAAGTGGCGGCCACATACCCAAGGCTTTTTTATCGCAGTAAACTCGTATTTCAGCCATGAATGACCCAACCAAATGGACAGCCAGCACTGACTACGGCGCAATTAGAGGAGATCCAGAGGCAAATTGAGGCAAACGCGTTCCGGGACAATCTTAAAACCGTTGAGCTAATCCGAGAGCACCTAAAGAAAAAGAACAATGAGCCTAATCAGAACAAGGAAAACAATGACAAATGAACTATCCAGGGTGACGAATGTGGTGCAGGGACTGTTTCAGCAAATGGACCAATGGCCTGTGGCGATTCTGTTGTTTGTTTCTTTGATTATTGTGGCCTTTGGTTGTCGCTCAACGCAGATGTTCCCCAATCGCTTTATTCCAATCACGCTTCTGGTTCTGGGGATAGCCTTGAATATGTCCCTTGGGGAGATGCAGCCCAAGGCACGTTCGCCGTTGCTGATCCTAGCCTGTCGCGGGCTGTTCATCGCCTTTGTGGCTATAGCCTTTGATTCGACGGTCATCAAAAAGCTCTACAAACGGTTCCCGTTTCTCACCGGCCGAAATGGCAACGGCACCACGCCACCTTTCAAACCTGAAGACGAAGATAAAACCACCCTATGAAAAGACTCTCGCTGCCACTGTTGCTTTTGGTCGCGCTACCACTCAAGGCAGCACTTTGGACTGGCATCATTGATTCCTCGCGGGCTACTGACTGGACCGGAGCGGGGGCACCCATTGCCACGCGCACGACCATCTCTGCGCTGATGAACACCAACTCCACGGCCGCGCAGATTCAGACGGCTTTGGACAACTGCCCTGCTGGCCAAGTCGTTCTTCTGACTAATGGTGCCTTCGTTCTGAACAACGGGTTGATTGGTCGCAAGGATGTGACCCTGCGCGGGCTCGGAGCAGACCAGACCTTCGTTTTCTTCACGGGCGAGCAGGGCTGCTTCTTCAGTGCTGGGACCGCAGTCTGCGTGAGTTCTGGCGAGAACAATTATGGCCCAAATGGCGGGGTTAACACGGCCAATTGGACGGCGGGATTCACCATCGGAACAACGGTGGTAACGCTGTCCAGTGTCACCAGTTTGGCGGCAGGAGACCAAATCATCCTGGACCAGCAGGACGATACCGTGGATGGCTTCCCGGCAGCCGGCGACATCGTGATTGCCGCAAGCCTTACATTCACAAGACAGGGAGGAAATGCGTTTGGGAGAACTGGCAGAGCGCAAGCTGCTGTTTACCGTGTGACCAATGTCGCTGGGAATAACGTGACCATCTTCCCCGCATTGCGCATGCCCAATTGGCGCATCGGCAAAACCCCAGGGGCATGGTGGGGCAGCAATCCGCCATTGACCAATTTCGGCATCGAGAACTTGTCCATGGACATCTCCAGCACGACCACCCCTGGGGTCATGTTCTTTAACGCTGCGCAGTGCTGGATTAAGGGCGTGCGCATGGTCATCACCAACAATCCATCCGACACGTTCTCTTACGTGCGGATGCTGAACACCGACCATATCACCATTCGGGACAACTACTTCTTTGGCCCGCAGATTGACGGGGTTGACCATTACGGCATTACTCGCGAACTGGCCAGCGACTGTTTGGTGTTAAACAACATCGTGATCAAGAACCCTGGGGCCTTGGAACAGAACGGCCCGGATTCAGGCTCGGTCATTGCCTACAACTTCGCAACAAACTCATGGGTGAATTCGGTGGTAGAACACAATGCCTCTTCGGCCATGAACCTTTACGAAGGCAATGCGGCCTCCGGAGTGATGTCGGATGTGACCCATGGCACAGGCAATTTCCAGACGTTCTTCCGCAACTTCTTCTTTGGCCGCACGCCCGGAACCACTGGCAACACCATCATGTGGGTGCAGAGTTTCCACCGGTTCTTTAACGTAATCGGAAATGCCCTTGGGGCGCCATGTTGCAACACCATCTATCAGCGGAATAACGTGCCAAATAACACAGGCAACGAGATCTACCTGCTGGGCGAGAACGGCAACCAGACCAGCGGCACCGGAGGTAACCCGAATCCTGCAGTGGACGCTCGCGTTGCGGCCACGATGTTGCGCTGGCTCAATTGGACCAGCGTCAGCAACTTCGTCAGCACCAACATCAACGAGGTTCCATCAGGGATAGCCAACTACGCCAATGCCGTTCCGCCAATGACGATTCCGCCGTCCTTCTTCTTTGGGGTTAAGCCAGACTTCTGGACGACCAAGTTTGGCACTCCGCCTTGGCCGGCTATTGGGCCTGATGTGACCAATGGACTGTTTCAGTCAGGTCACGTCTACAAAATCCCGGCTCATTTGGTTTACGACAACCTGACCAACGATCCTCGATATGGAACCCTTGGTGTGAAGATGTTTAACGGCACCAATTACAACTTCCTAAACACCACCTCAGCCGCTCCAACCCTGATGTCGGTGACGGTGGGGGCCAATGGCACGAGCTGGACCTTCCTCTTTGACATCGCCGTCCAGTTCGGGGCAGGCGGGAACGGAGGCTGGACGACTGTCATCAACGGCGGACCAACGGTGACGCTGACCTACTCTACCGGCACAGGGACAACGTCCTTGGTCTATAACGGCAACCGGCCGCTGCAGAACTTTGAGTTCGGTTCAATCGCTTATACGCAGCCCGGCAATGGGGTGGAAAGCACAGGGGGAACGGATTTGGCTAACATTGTCGGATTCCCTTTTCTCAATACCGTCACCACAAACCTGTCCCCAAGAAACATTAGTATCCGTTCAATAAGCGCACCATGAAAACAAACATCCGAATCACGGCCATGGTCGCCATGGCTTTTATCTCATTCACCGCTATTGGCGCAGAATCGCCCAACCTGCTGCCACCGGTTCCATGGGCTGAAATGGCCCAACTCAAGAAGCCGGAGAACATGACAGGCGGGAACCTGGGCCCATCGGCGCCGGCCCCTGCTGCGCCCAAGGTCAAGGCTGCTTCCTGGTGGACGGACTTCTCTGTCTCGCCTTACGTCGCATGGAAGCACCCTGATTTTAGAGGCAAACCCATTTTCGGCGCTGGGATTGGATTCGGTTATCAAATCAATCGAGTAGTTGGCGTCCATGTCTTGAATTCCTTATTCGATGAGCCAGACACTCTTGGGCATGATGCGTTTGGCAGGCCATGCGTCGTTGAGGAGAACGGTTGGACATCCGGAACCGGCATTGATGAAACAGAAGGCGTGGCCCGGGCCGATCTGATTAAGGCTGGAGGCAAAGGCAATGACCGATTTGTCGGATTCCTGTTGGGTTCATATACCCATTCGTGGGCGCAAGACGATGAGGCCATTGGTGTTGGTGCTGGGTTTGATATCAGGATGGCCAAGAATTTCGCCTTGGAAACGACTTACCGCATCCGTTCTTTCTTCGACCACGGCGAGGAAGGAATTGGGATGTTCGGTTTACACTTCCAATGGTGAAAGAACAAGCAGATGCTCCTTGGAAGATACGTGAAGACCGTGATTAACATTTTTCATAACAGTGGCCATGGAAAGGGCCGACGCAAGGCTGCTGGTTTTCACTTCAAGTTCGGCCTACCGAAAAAGAAAGAACGAAACATGCCAACCACTGTATCCATCACTAACGAGCAGAAAGTAAAAGTCACACTCACCCCCGTAACCGAAACGGGTAAGCCAGCCAAACTGGACGGTTCCCCCTCGTGGGCCGTAGTGTCAGGCAATTCACAGGTTGTTGTTGCTGAGGATGGGCTTTCCGCCGACCTGATCAGCGCCGACGATCCGGGCGAAACCCAGATTCTCATCAAGGCCGACGCCGATATTGGCGAAGGGGTGGAGGAAATCTCCGATGTCATCACCCTGACTGTGATTGGAGCCACCGCAAAAAACCTCGGAATCACGGTGGGAACGCCGGAGCCAAAAGCCTAATGAAGGCCAAAGTCGTGACGATGAAACCGGAAGTCTTAGCCCCGGTTAAGGCTCCCGTTGTTTTAAAGGCACCCCTCACGCCGCTTCAAGCCAAGCGTAAGCTCCGAGCGCAACGCCGCCTTACGAGACGTAGTTAAGCGTGTGGCGCTTCTTGAGGCGTTCCATGCGCTTGGCTAGGTCCAGACGCCAGCCGTTGTCAGCCGTCTCACCGACGTTAGTCAGCTTGGCGATGTGAAACCCACGTCGCCGAGCCCCTTCCACTCCCGCCACCAGCGCGTCGAATAGGTCAGGGCTCCTGCCGCACTTGAGCTTCATCTTGTCCTTTGGCTCAACCTCGATCTTGTTTGCGCCGACAAACCCCCATTCCCGCATCGAACCCTCTGCGAGGATGTCCTCAGTCATGCCCCTGAATTGGCCGCTCTGAATAGTCAAGGCCACGGAATACCAAAGCTCTGTGACGAACTTTGAGTAGTAATCCTTACACAGCACTCGGATGTTGTCTGAGACGTAACGTTCGCTGGGCTTTCCACCGAATTCGACCAAGCCCACATTGGCACTCCAGAGTCTCGCAAAGGCTCCGACTAAAGTGCCGCGACCTGTGGAATCGAAGAAGAAGTTCTCTGGCTTGATGTGCCGCTGCTCACACTGAGTCTTCACGAATAGGGCGATCTGGTCTTCAGGCAATTCAGGATTAGTCGTGGTGACTGGCACGAGCATCGTTTCGATGACAGCAAGGATTTCACGGTCATTGGTGTCTTTGCCGATCTGCAACTCCCCGAACACGCATCGGTCCCCACCTACGCTGCCGTAGGCGGCATCCATGAAGCCGATGCGGGTGCGTTCATCACTCTTCCAGATAGGCGCTTCCATAGCACCGAACTTCAGGCACATCGCCCGGGTAATGACACGGCGCAACCCCTGCCCGCGAGGCATGCGGCCCTCGTTCATCATGGAGTACTGGATCGAGTCCATCCCATAGAATGCGACATCAGATTCAATGGCTTCACGGGTGATGAGGAACGGGTAGGGAACAGGAGCATCCTTGGGCGCGTCCATGTTGGGGCAATCACTCCCCACTAGCTGCACGCAGATTCCATCCTTGAATCTGGTAGGCCAAGTCTTGGTCTTTGGGGTCTGGTCGATGCCGCCATCCCAACCACCAAGCTCAGCCGATGGCTCGCAGATTACGCCCAATGCATCAGTGGTTTCCTTGGGATTGCCGAGAACGATGCACTTGAAGCCTTTGTTCTTGTTCAGGTTTGAGATGGCATCGACGTAGGCCCGAGGCATGAATGCGCCTTCGTCGGCCACGAGGATGATGTGCTTATTCTTGATGCCGACGTAGCTCCCCATGCCTACAAACTGGCCTCCCTTCTTACAGGGAATGCCAGTGACGCCATTTCTGAAGTCGCGACCCTCGCTGTCTATAGCACGGTCATCGGTGATGAGGCGTTGGCGGCTCTCAACCAAGATTCCAGGTAGCCCATGCATGCGGCTTGTGGCCAGTTTGTGGGCCTTCTTCATCTCGCCCCAAACACGCATTTCAAGCATCTCCCGCTCGGTAGACGACACCAATACGGTTGCGCAATCGCTGTGTGAATAATAGAACATTAAGGCGAAGTCGGCTGCCTCTCTCGTCTTGCCACTCGACGCAGGCCCGATTACCCCAATGATTCGATTCTCAAGGAACTTCTCCAAGAGCAGGTCGTTCCACCGGTGCCACTCCTTTTCAGGCCAAAGGATCTTCTGCGCTTCCTTGTAATGATAGAAATTGCCCATGCCAGCAAACTCGCCATTGGGCTTCTTCCACCTGCCGCCAACTTGAATGCAGGCCATGTGACGCCAGAACATGGGGGTTAGAGGCTCAAAGTCAGTGTTCCACATGACTTCCCGCTGGGGATTGGGTCTTGCCATAAGTGCTTCTCGCATTGATAACTCATGCCAATGGCAAACGACAATGGAATCGTGCGGATAGTGGATGGCCAGCTCAGTTTCGCCGGAGGTATCGACTCAGGCAAAATCCCAACGATAGCCAGCGATTCTTACCCTGAAGGACTTAAGCGCAATCAACTGGCTTGGCTGACCAATGGGACGTGTCGCGGAGGCGGTATCACCCAACGCACAGGATGGAAACCATTGGTGCAAAGTTATCCATGGCCGGGGGTGTTTCAGGGTGGCTACATGTATGAGCCTCCATTCGCCAATCCATGCCTTGTTCTTTCAATTGGTGGCCACATTTACCTCGTGCATGTCGATACGGACAATTCGGTGCGCGATTTGTCGGTTGAGTTCGGATTGACCAATCCTCCCGCTGAACTGCAGGCGTTCTTCGTGCAGGCTGAAGAGTTCTTGGTCATTCAGGGTGGAGACTTTATCACGCTGCCGCTGATTTGGGATGGGGTCACCCTGCGGCGTAGCAACGGAATCACGGGCGCTCTCTCCGGCCCAAACATCAACGAGATCCCTGCGGCTGGCCCCATGGATTATTACATGGGCCGTCTCTGGTATGCCTTCGGCAGAGTCTATGCGGCAGGCGATATCGTGCAGGGGTTGAGTGGCACGCCAGCCTACGATTACCGGGATGCGGTGCTTAAAGTAACGGAGTCGCCGTTATCGTTAGCGGGGGATGGGTTCATTGTCCCTGCGCAATCGGGCAACATCAGGGGACTCACCCATACCGCAGAGTTGGATACAGCCTTGGGGCAGGGACGGCTTTACATCGGCACAAGGCGCGATGTCTTCCGCTGTAACGTTCCAGTTACCCGCAGCGAATGGATCGCGGCGGGCGCCAGCACGGGACGCGGGCCAGACAACAATCCACTACAAACAGTCGCGCAGATCAACTTTGGATTCATCAATGACCGCAGTGTTGTGCGGGTCAATGGTGACCTGTTCTACCAGGCGATGGATGGTGTGCGGTCGCTGGCCTTGGCCACCCGCTTCTTCCAGCAATGGGGCAATGTCTCCATCAGCCGCAACGAGAACAGGGTTTTACGCTTCAACGACCGGAGACTTTTACGCTTCGCTAGCGGCATTGAATTCGATAATCGCCTCTTACAAACCTGTCTCCCCATTCAAACTCCGGTCGGAGTTGCCCACAAGGGACTCATGCCGCTGGACTTCGATTTAATCACGAGCTTGGAGGAGAAGTATCCGCCTGCCTGGGAAGGCATGATCGAGGCGCTCGATGTCATGCAGTTGTTCGAGGGCGACTTTGGCGGGTTACAGCGAGGATTTGCCACCATCGTAAGCAAGGACACAGGTTCCATTGACCTATGGGAAATGACAACGCAGGACCGGTTCGATCAGCAGGTTGAGAACAATGGAAACCGGGTGACTTGGTATCTGGAAAGCGCAGCCTACAACTGGGGCGACGCTTTCGCGCTGAAGCAACTTGATGGGATGGAAATCTGGATCGACAAGTTGCTCGGCACAGTGGAGTTCGTAGTAGACTACCGAGTGGACCAAAACCCCTGCTGGGTATTCTGGCATGCATGGAAGGAATGCAGCGCCAAAGATTGCAGGGAGGACACTGAGCCTGTGAGTTGCCCGGAGTACCCTATTCAGCCTTACTGCGAATCGTTCAGGGCCACGATGAATCTGCCTAAGCCTCCGGCGAGGTGCGAGAGCGGGAATGGGCGTCCGACAAATATCGGCTACCAATTCCAAGTCCGCATCACAATCAAGGGTTGGTGCCGAGTACGAGGCATGCTCCTCTACGCGCTACCTCGGGAACAGGGACCGTACGAAAGGATGGTGTGCTGAAATGCCCTTAATCGCATGCAGTAAGAAAATTGTTTGTGAGTGCTCAGATGATCCTGTGGCCAACCTGAGCGCGGAAGACATCGATGTAGACCGTCACATCGGTATCTACAATCTTATAATCCTCAACGATTTGCAAGTAAATTATCAGGCATTTGCCTGTAAGACGTATTGTTATTCCGAGGAGAGCCAGGAAGATGCCGACGATTGTGCGCGTCGAGCAGCCTTGGAATGTATCGCTGCGATTCCGCCACCTCCAGGCACGCCAAATCCTCTCACGCTTTTCTACAATGCAGCGGTGACCCAGACCGTGACATGTCCTGATGGCTCGACCTTCAGTTGGACGATTCGTGCTGGCCAATTCGCGGCGCATAACCAAGCGACAGCCAATGCCTTTGCGGCGAGTGTCGCCAAGAATAGGGCGCAACAGCATCGCATCTGCATCGTCACGACACCTTCTGGCGGCTGCCGTAACAGCGCCTACAGCGTCACACTGCAGGCGGTTGGCGGCACGGCGTTGTTCTTCCCTTACCTCAACGCGCCAGCGAGCTTCATGGGGTGCGGGTCAGGTGGTCTGCCAATCCACTACACATGGATGGTTATCGTTGGCTCATTGCCACCAGGACTGGAACTGGACGAATGCACCGGGATTATCTCTGGCACCCCCACGGCCACGGGCAATTACACCTTCACGGTTCGGGCTACTGATGCCATAGGATCGTTCCAGCAAAAGACCGTCTCGATATGCATCATCCGCATCACGACCAACGACCCGCTGCCTGATGGGACTACGGATGCTCCCTATCTGGTGAACCTGACCGAGACCCCGGGACTCCAGGAGACAGAGCTTTGGACGATTGCCTATGGAAGCTTGCCTGCTGGAATGACGCTGACGCCTGCTGGGGTGTTAAGCGGAACACCAACTGAGACCGGAGACTTCACCATCGGTATCCGGGTAAGCGTTGGCTCTTGTTGATATGCCTGCTGTCTGCGTAAAAGAATTCGCCCTGCATGTGCGCTCAATAAGCCTGCAAGCCTATTGGGCGTTTGAGCAGGCAGCCCAGCCGTGGCTTGATTCGACCGGAAACAATCATCCATTGGTAAACACGAGCTTCTTTCCGGCCACCTCGACAGCAGGAAAGATTGCTTTGGGCGCAGAGCTAAAGAGCGGCACCACGCTTTCTCGATTCTCCAATGACATAAACTTGGTGAGGTCCAATGGGGAATTCACGCTGGTAGGCTGGGGCAGAATTGATACGTCCCTGTTGGCAGCAAGCCTTCTGAATGTCTTCATGCTTAACGCTGTTACTGTGCAATTACAGCGGGCCAGCCTGATAGCTTCTGGCGGGAACTTCGCGTTGGATTTAGCCGGTGAATTGACTGAGGTTGTTAACACCACTGTTCCTTGGGTTCTCGGGCAGACCTACTTTCTGGCGATGTGGTTTGATCGCGGGACCAACAAGTTCAACGTGCAGATTGATAACGGGGCGGTGTTCAGCAGTTCCGGAACGTGGACGCCGAGTGCATCAATAGCATCGTCCCGGGTAGCTTTCTCTGGTCCATTTGCCACAGGTCTTGCATACGGAATGGTTGACGAAGCGGGTCTTTGGAACGGAGCACTGACTACAGCGCAGCGTTCTTCCCTCTATAACGGTGGGGCGGGAAAGACTTGGCCCAACGTTGACGTGACCTGACTAAACCTTTATAGGACATTGCTAATGAACCGGAATCGACTGCTGGATTTCAGACTCTCCCGAGGGCCACAGTCGGTTGGGTTATGTCAGGCCGATGTTCTTGGTTGCGCTCAGGTCGTTAATGCGGCGACTCAACGATTGATTCTGGCGCGGGAAAGCGGAGACACCGGTTGGTGGGGAACATGGGCAAGGATGGTATTTAACGTCGCCAAGGCTGACCCGTTCATCACGTTGCCAAGGGAGGTTGCCAGGTTGATCAATGTGGATATTTGCCGTAACCCGGTCAATGTCCAGAACGAGTTCTATGAATTCCTTAGCTTTGGAATTGGACTGCAGGAACCACGCACCCCAGCCGGTCGCTGCCGTAACTTGGATTGCTCATTGGCTGAGGTGTATGACCGAGGCGTTTATCCGAGCTTCATCGACTTGGACGAGAACCGAATCCTGCGGGCTTACATCACTGACAATCGCGACATCGGAGCCCGCATTCTGGTGCAGGGCACTGATACCAGTGACAACCCACTCATCAGCCTTGATGGGGTCAATGACATCCTTGGCGTGATGCTGGATGCCACGATGCCTTTTGTGGATTCGCCAACGATGAATTCGCTCACGGGCATCCAGAAGGGCGTGACGGCTGGGCCAGTCAGGTTCTATCAGGTCAATCCGGATACGTCAGAGCAGGAACTCATCCTCACCATGGAACCCGGAGAGGAAGTGGCCAGTTATAGGCGATACTTCCTTGGCGGTATGCCGCGTAGTTGTTGTGACCCGTCGAGCGAGACTGCAACCACCCAGGTCACGGCGATGGCGAAGCTAGAGTTTGTGCCGGTGCGGGTGGACACTGATTACCTGCTCATCGGCAACATGGAGGCGCTGATTGCCGAGTGTGAGAGCGTGCGGTACTCGAGCATGGATTCTCCGGTGGGTAAGCAGATGGCCCAGGAACGGCATGGGCAAGCGATACGGTTGCTGCAGGGGGAATTGGTGCATCAACTCGGGCGCGAGATGCCTGCCGTGAATTTTGCGCCTTTTGGTAGTGCGCACTTAAGGAACAGCTTCATTGGTCGTTTAACGTAGGAACATCATGGCATCAGCAACACCTTTTGGCGGCGGTAACCAACCTATATTTCAGAAGTATCTGGCAGGCTACGGGCCCGGCTCACCCTTCATGCCTGCCCGAATCTATGGCAACGCTGGTGGGGCAATGGGCCCTGTTGGTGGTGCGGGGGCTGGCTCAATTCCCGGCACCTACAACCCGGCTTCTGGCGGCATACCTCGCACCCCTACGCCCTCTGAGTCGCTGGCGAATCTGATTGCTGGCATATCCGGAAACATTGGTGGCTTAAGCGATATTATCTCTGGGGTCACGGCTGCTTCGAACAAGGCGTTGCGTGATGAATACCCTGCCAGTTACTTCGATACGCTTGACACTTTAATGGGCAACGTTGCCAAGCGAGCCAAGGGCGATATTACTGATCTGCTCCCACAACTTGGCCAGATTGGAGCTGAATGGGGTATTGGCCGTGGGGTGGCTGGAGGACCAGCGGCAGCGAGCAAGTTAGCCAGAGACGTTCTGGGAAGTTCCTACGCTGTAGAGCAACAAGCTTTGAAGGATCAGGGTCTCATCCAAGACCTTATCCCAAAGGTCGCACCTTATTCGGCGGACCGGCTCTTGCCGACGTTTGGTGACCAAATCTCTTGGGAGGATCTTGCTAATGTTCGAGGCTCCGCGCCTATCCCAGAGTCAGCTTATGCTCGGGCGCTGGCGAATGCTCGGGCGGGGATTGGCCGAGGCTTCAATGCAGGTGGAGGTGGGTTCAACTGGTTTAACCCGATGGGTCGGCCGACTTCCATGGCCACTGGCCCAACGAGGCCCACTGAGTTTGGATTCAATAATCCAGGCAGGCCCAATCCAACGAATCCGGGACAAGTTCCATACCCCTTCCCCCAAGGCGGAATGCCGCCAAACGTGGCTAATTGGCCAGGAGCTGGAGGCGAAGGCGTGCCATTTGAGGGAGGCCCGGCTTACTTCGACACGGTGCCCAACCTGTGGGATACGCCATTTGACATGCCCCAAGACTTCGGTGGATGGGATTTTGATGAGATGGATTTCTGACCTATGGCATACTACGATCCAAGACTCGGCATATTAAGGCGCCCACCCCCACTTGGGCAACGTGGCCAACCGCTGCAGCAACAGCAGGGAATAGTTCCTAATTTGATTACGCCTCCTGCATCCATGATGGGGCCGATGCGAGCGCAGATGGGGCAACAAGGTCAAGCGGTCAGATGGACGCCTGCTGATATGGGTGGTGCTATGGAAATGCCACTCGGCCCGATGGGCCCACATGGACCAAGACAACAGGCAGAGGCTGCTCCAATTAACGTGCTGGATATGATGGGCCAGCAGGGTCAAGCGCCTGTTGGAATCCCTGGACCATTAGGCGCATTGCAAGACAGTTTCGCTGCTGCCAGTCCCGCCATGCAACAAGTTGACCGAGGCAACCCGCTGGGCCCACCAGTGGCACCTATGGGACCAGTAGGACCTATTCAACAAATTGATCGAGGTAATCCTGCTGGACCGCCTGTGGGGCCAATAGGGGCTATGGGTGGAAACATATTGAACCTATTCAATCGGCAAATGCCATCGGCTTACCCGCCAAGAAGACGCAGACTACCGAGATTCTGAAATGCCATCACAAGTCCCAATCCCGCCTTGGCTGAACATAGACCCAGTTGCCCCTGTTGGCCGATACTTGGAAGGCTATCGCACTGGCCTTAGTGCCGCAGAAGCACAAGCAGCCCAGGCCGCTCGGATGCAACAGCAGGCGTTGGCTCAGCAACAGGCTGCTGAACTCAATGCCTATCGGCAGGAGCAGCAGGCCGCAGAGGTCAAGCATTGGGAGGATCAGCTTAGGCTTCAGCAAGCGAAGGACCAACGGGAAGCACAGAAGGCAGCGCAACAGATGCGCGGGATGGCTGGGGCAAAAGCCATGCTCGATGCCGGTGAGGAATGGCCAAAGATTCTTGCTGCATGGGGCCCGGACATATTCGCTGGAGAACCACAAGCCATGGCTTCTGCAATGCATGCCGTTCAACCACCTCGGGCTGCGACGTTTGGCAAGACGCCAGAAGGTTATCCGATTGTGACCGGACCGACTGGGGCAGTCCAGTTCTACCCAAAAGACCTTAGGGAAGGCATCGCTGGTGAGCCGCCACTGACTACCGCAGTCAAGGGACGCCTTCAGACTGGATTGCTTCAGGGAGAAAAAGCCGCCGAACTTGGGACTGAGCTTTGGAACAAACTAAGCCCGAAATCTATTGGGCTTCTAGGTAACATTAACCGAGTGGCGATAAATGAAGGATTAGCCCAGTTCTTCCCAGGGATAAAAATTAGCTCTGTATCCGACGTTCAAAGCTTGCTGGCAAACTTCAACGAGAAGGCGGTGGCAGCCATTACTGCGTCTGGCGACAAGCGGGTTTCAAATGCTGACATGGCTCGCTACATGAAGATGCTTCCAAAGTCCAGCCCAGGAGAATCCCTTGATAGCGCACGAGCTAAAATAGCGACATTCATTGATGAGCTTCGCAGGGAATCCATCAAGGACGCCGAGCGGCTTGGCGTGCCACGGCCGGAATGGACCCTTACCAAAGAGGAGATCATCAGGGCCTACCAAAAGGGAGAGTTGAGCGAACAAAAGACCGAGGAATTGCTGAGGCGTTACCACACCAAATCCAGTTGATATGCCAGAAGAAGAGGAAGATTGGATTGCTAAGATACTTCGCGAGAACAGGCCAAAGGCCGGTGTTATTCCTGAGCCAACTGGCCCGGACCTCAATGTGGGAGAAACCCGCCGAAGCCTTGGCGTTCCACCAGCCGCTGATAAGCCATTCCAATCCGACTTCGTTTCACGCAACTTTCGCGGCATACCCATTGATTTGGACAAGCAGAGTTCATCTGAGCTTAAGGCCAAGATTCTAATGAGGGAGAAGCCCGAGGATAGGTTGGCGCTCCTCGAAGAGTTGGCAGGAAAAGGCAATGTGCGCTTGGCCGATAACGGCGAGCCGCTTGTCACCATTTGGGACCCAGAAAAGAAAACTCCAGTTGAATTCCGGCCGTTAGGCGGAGGGGCAAATGTCATCCCCCATGCTGTTGCCTTGATTCCTGAAACAGTCGGCACACTGGCGAGCATGGCGGCTACCAAGAGGATTCCTGGGATGGCGAAGGCCGGTAAGTTTTATCAGGCAGCAGCAGAAATGATTGGAGCCGGAGTCGGCGAGCAAGCTGGTGGAGCAGCCAAAGACATCGCTGTGTCATCGACTCCACTTGGAGAAATCCTTGAGGAGCGAGCGGGTAGAGTACCGACCTCAGCAGCGTTGAATCTTGCCATCGGTGGAGCAGCCAATTTAACTGGTAAGGTTGGTGGCAAGATAATTAGTCCATTTGGCGGGGTTAAAGGTGAAGTGGAGGCAGGAACCGCCGAGGCCGTGGATTACTTCAAAAACAAGTTCGGCATCGACTATCCATTGACCCAAGGCGAGATGATTGGCTCCCCGCTCTTTAAGCGCGTCGAAGCAACGATGAGCCGTCAGCCGGGTTCTTCGGCGAACTTTGCCAAGATTCAACGACAGAAGGTTGAGGCGCTGCGTCAGATTCAATCCAAGATACTTTCTGGAAAGGTGGACCCATCCGATGTCGGAATGCTGCGAAAGCTTGAGGAAGATGTGGGCGAGGAAGCCATCAACGCCATACGGCAGAACGTCCAACCCTTGCAGCGGGCTGAAGAGATGGCCCGCAGCAACACCGCACTGGCGGCCAATGAAGCCATCATGGATGAGTTGGCCCAGGCCGCTGGGCCGGCTCGGCAGTTGTATCCGGAGCGCGTAGGAGCCCAAATGCGGGCTGGAGCGTTTGGTAAGCGGATGGCATTCGAAAATGAATCACAACGGCTCTATGGCCAAGCCTACGAGCTTCCCGGTGGCACCACCAAAATCATTGAACCGCCAAACCTCGCTTCCGATGCCCGCAAGCTATTAGGAGAGCAGCCTTCCGCCGACGTAACCACCATGGTTCCAACCGGGCGGGTTGGCCCAAGCGGGCAGCCCATTGTATCCGCTGCTACTCAGCGCGTTCCCTTAAATGAGTTTGTGCCGGAAGGAATCATGCCGATTCTTAAGCGACTTTCGAGTCTGAACCGGGCTAAGTTCTCGCTGCAGGACTTGGTGAAGATGCGCACAACGGTCCGCAATAATATCAAGCAAGGAGAAGCAGTGGCAGGGGTCGATACCCATTACCTTGGCGAGATTGAAGACCTCCTAACCAAGTCCATCAATGAAGGCACGCAGGCGCTGCCGACAGGTGAGCTTCGTGATGCATGGAAGAAAGCAAACGACTTCTACGCGAAGAACGTGGCGCAGTTCAAAGAGAAGAATGTGTCCAAGCTATTTCGGGACAACCAGACTGGAGCCTTCGTGCAGGATGAGGATTTGGTTCGCAACATTGGCCCCACAGAATACAAGGCGTATAAGGATTTCTTTGGCGCAACCTCTCCAGAGTTCGGCTCACTCAAGCGGGCGTTGGTGGATAGCTTGTTGCCGGGCGATGAACTGATTAACGCCAAACAGTTCCTGTCCAATCTGCGCGGCTTCACCCAGAAGAATCGCTCAGTGGCTGAAGACATCCTGGGCCCGCAAACAACTCGGAACCTGCAAGCCATCGGCGAGAAGATGGAGCAGGTGCAGGCTGGGGATTTGGTGGAGCGCGATGACATTGCCAATCTCCTGATCGGCGCGAACAAGAACAAGCTGCTGCAGAACTTGGACGGATTAGTGGATGCGCAGCGCAAGCTCAATACCGCTTACCGCAGCAAAATCATCAAAGACATTGCGGAAGGCAAATTAGGTCAGCAGTTCGATGCGGGCGAATTTGTTAATCGGATGTGGGATACGGCAAGCGTTGGCGAGATTAAGGCCATCAAAGGACAGCTTGCCAATAACCCGGAAATTATCGACGACCTGCAACGCAAAGCGGCTGAGCGGATTTTCCATCAATCCCAACGCGCTGCGGCTCCCGGTGAGGCGGCCAGGACGGCAGCAGGAGAACCATTTCATGCCGGTAAGGCATCTTCGGTGGAGCGCGTCTTTGGCACCGAGGAAAATAAGCAGCGGCTTAAGGAGTTAATCGGGGAAGAACGCATGCAAGATTTCGAGCAGTTGGCCAAATTGCTCAGAGGCGGCGAAGCGGCTGAATCAGCTTTTGCTGGTTCTGGTGGATTTGCTGCGCAGCAACAGATTCAGCGCATGCTTCGAGGTGGGCTGTTCAGTTACCTTCCTCAGTGGGCAGAACAGAAACTCGTTGCCTCGCTCTATTTCCTGACTCCGGTAAGGGCGATCCTAACCAACCAGATCGGGCGTAATCCGCAGGCCCAAGCCGCAGCAGTTCGCGCTGCCGTGTTATCTCAGCCGTTCATGTCGGCAATGGCGGAAGACTTCGGGGATAAGAGCAGCACGTTCATCGACAAGATTCTGGATTCAGTCGATATGTTCGAAGCGCAAGGCAGGCCAGGAAAAGCTGCGGTCGGCAAGCAGGATTGGGTGGAGCAACTCATTCGCGAAGCCGACAAGACTAATCCAAATCGGCAACGAGTATTCCCGATCCAATGAACCAATTAGCGCAGGTGCAGATATACGGACGGTTCCCCCAACCGAATCCGCTGCTAGAAAACCAGAATCTGTGCCTGCGTGTTTATTAAACCTATGCCCTACAAAAGCGGAAGGCATTGACACTCAAATTAGAGTCTGAATAATGAACGCATGCCACGGCATGCGACTCGGACAAGTTTCAAACCTGGACACAAGATGAGCGCGGAGTCGCGCCTAAAACAGAGTGAATCACTAAAATTACACCATGAGATCCATGGTCATCCATTGCTTGGCCATAAGTGCACAAGAGAATCAATTTTAAAACGTGCAGCCACTAGAAGACGGCGATGCTTAGGAAATCTAACAAAACACAAATCCAGAAATACATACTATTGGGTTGTGTTGACGCCAGTTGGCCAGCGTTACCAACATCGTGTGATAATGGAGCAATTCCTAAAGCGAAAGTTACGCAGAAACGAACACGTGCATCATAGAGACGGCGATGGCTTGAACAATAATATTAATAACTTAATGGTCGTGCCATCTGCCTACCATGTTCGACAGCATCTTTTAATTAACACATGGTCTAGAAAGTTTAAGTGTTGTATTGAATGCGGAACCCGGAAGCGCAAACACCTTGGACAGGGACTTTGCTCAGCCTGTTGGCAGCGTGAATACCAATTGAAAAAACACCGATTATAAATCTATGCCATATCGCAGCTCTCGCCAAAAACGTTTCTTTGAGATGTGCAAAAACAATCCCGGCGATGCCACCAAGGCGTGTCCGTCCAAGAAGGTGCTCAACGAATTTCACCAAGCGCAGTATCACCCCGAGACCACGACAGCGCGGCGTGCGCAGAAGAAGCGCGGCAACGTGAAGTATATGTGAGAGAGCGGGAGTGAGCCAGTAAGCCCACCCCCGCCTTTGCCTTTACGTCACGTGGCACGATTACGCAATGCCGGTGCTTCACTTCACTCTACTCCGCCAACGCTAAGCAATACTCGGCTTCGCCATTGCACGACTATACAACGCCTGCACACACCTATGCTACGCTTTGCCCGTGCGGCACCTGACATCACGACACTTCGCCCACGCATCACGCAGCGCCACCCTGCTTTGCCGTTACTCTGCCCCGCATAGCTCTGCCAGCGCATTATCAGACCCTGCTTCGCTGTTGCACAGCAGCGCATTGCCGATACTTCGCACCCCAACGCCAATCCTGAGCCTCGACAAGTTGCACACCGCCACTGCTCATCGTTACCCCACAACGCCTCAGCGTTGCTCTGCCATGCTGTGCCTAAGCGTTGCATGACATTGCCGTGCCAGAGCCAGACTTAACCATGCCGCCGCTCGGCAGAACTGTGCCTGTGCGCAACTGCGCTTCGCCCTCGCAATTCGTCGCATCGCGGCACTTTGCCAATACCGCTCAGCACCAAGCAAAGCCAGTGCTGTGCATCGCATAGCCTGACATAGCCGGTGCGGCACACAGCTTCGCCTAAACACTACATCGCATTGCCAGCACATTCCCGGGCCCTGCCGGTGCAGAGCTTCACATTGCCTTGGCCACGCATCGCGATGCTCTGCCTTTACTCAACTCGGCCGCTCGCCGCATAGCCGTTGCCGTGCGGGACAGTTCACCACTTCGCCTGTGCGTTTCCCAGCTTCGCCTCGGCGCCACATAGCGTTACCATGCCTGCACCGCACTGCGCTATGCCCTCGCCATGCCGCTGCGCGACCTCACTATGCCGGTGCAGAACCAAGCCTTGCCTGCGCAAGACCAGACTATGCCTTTACGCTGCTTCATGTTGCTCCGCCCTTGCGCGACGTTGCCATGCCAACGCCATGCCTCACGCTGCTAAGCCGCCGCGTCTTCCTCCCACTCAAAGCGGCCGAAGCCGCCTGAACGCCATTGCCCGAGGCCCTTGAGCTTGCCGTAGCTCAATGACCAGCGCAGCAAATCCTCGGTAATCTTCAGCTTGCTCTTGGCGTTCTCGCTCTCAAGCCATGTGATGGTGAACTCAAGGTTCACTCCGGCTGGGACTTGTTCGCTGGTCGCCAAGGCCACCCGGCTACCCTGCATGGTATCGCAACGCAGGGGCCGCGTAAGCTTGTCTGGATGCCCTGTGAGCGGTGCGCCATTCTGCGTCATGTAGATTCGACGTGGCTCGATGAAGATGAGCGAGTCCACTGCCCGCTTGTAGGTCCATTTGGTGAGTGGGCCGGCGAGTGAGTTGCCCGTTTCGCACGCAATCCCGATTGCCTCTTTCAGGAAGCCCTTTACTTGGTAATCCCAAAGGAATAGCCCCCGGTCGTCTCTGGGGAACACCGTCATGGCTTTCTCAAGCTGCAACTCGACCGGGAGCGCACGCAACTCTTCCTCTGCCTTATCGGCGTCTGGCGCCTTGGCGGCGATGAACTCCTTGTGCAGATCGGGGTTAGCCGATGAACTGCCCAACATGGGCTCGATTGTGGTGATGTAGACTTTGAGTGTTTGCATTTGGTTTGGTTGTTGTTTTTTGTTTTGGTTATCCGGCTTGTTGGCCCCAAACCAGGAGCCGCGTAGCCGAAAGTTGGTAGCCCAGGCAGGACTTGAACCTGCAAGCTCTAGCCTTCTGGCTAGTGACGCCGACAAACACAAACACACACGAATGCATGGTTTTAATGATAATGTCAGCCGCGTCTGCCATTCCGCCACTGGGCCGAAAACGCCAACCAGCCTTAAGCCTTAGTCACTTCATCGAGACTAAGAGCGGCTTGAGGTAATGCGCTACCTAACCCACCGCCTGCTGCTCTAGGGCTGGCTGGCGAAATTAAATCTGATTGCTGCGCACTCTCTCAGTTATGTTTGAAGGCATTCGTCGTCATCCCCATCTACCACAAACCTCACGGAGATGGCGCGTCCGCAATAGGGGCAGAACTTAAAACTGTTTTCGTTTGGTCCACCCACTGTGAATTCGAAGGCATTATTGCAGCCTGTTGACCATGGTCCATTTTCGTCAGATACCCATTCGCATCGCTTCTTGCTCACTGCCCCGACTCCTCCCCCTCGTAATTATCCTGCAACGTAAACACCACCCCAGGCGGCGGACTGTTCGTGACCTGTTTCTCCCAGAGGCCGATGATGCGATTGGCGACCCTTAAGCCCACCCAAGCTATCCCGCCCACAACCACGGCCCCGATGGCCACGGCCGGCACGATGCCAATCACCTCGGTTGGCTTGGGTTCCTCCAAGGGTTGAGTGACCAGCGCAATGTGCGGTTCCGGTGGCTGCGTGGGCTGGTAGGCCAAGAGCAGGCTAGGGAGCAGGAGTAGGATAACGTTCTTTTTCATGGGTGGTTTTGTGGTTGAGGATGAATTGTGTCCAGCATTGGCCAATGGCCATTGACCAGATGCCGATGCAGACGAAAACGTAATCCCGCCAAGTGAACTCTGTGTCCAGTAACACGAATATGGAGAGCACAAGCGAACCGCCAGCGGCGAGCCACAGTGTGATGTTATGTTTCATAGTCATTTCGAGGATCGCCCAGTGCCGGAGGAATCCCCGGCAGGGCTAGGCGTGGCGCCGTCATAGTGGAAATGGGCGCACGTCTCGCATTTCCATATCTTCCCGGTGGGATAGGCGCTCATGCCGATCTTGGAGCGAAAGGCGTGCAGTTCCTTCTCGGTCGCGAAGGCCATGCGATGGGCGGCGATGCAGAACGGCGGGGCCCCGGGCCATCTTGGCGTAGGTTCAAAGATGGCGCTCATGGGTTATCAGCTAAATAAACGATGACGGCCCCACAAACGACGCTGGCGATGCCGATGCTAGCCTTCCAATTCAGGCCAACCATGAAGACGAACAGCACGCCGTTTACGATGAACAGCAGACCGAGCATGTGCTTTTTGGTGGCGCTCATATTCCGTCTCCGTTCCCAGCCGCCAGATGAATCGCTTCGATGATGGCCTCTTGGATGTGAATCGCCAACTGATACGTCGGGGTAGGCCACTCAGCGATGCTTTTGCGCATCATGACCTCATGCTCCTGAACTTCATGTAGCCACACTAAGGCGGACTTCTTGGCGATGTCTCCGACTGTAATCTCGTTCCATGCGCTCATGGGCAGTCTGTGTCCGGGTCGTAATTGGCCACATCAGCCACAGTCAGAACTTCGTCTAGGCACAGATGTGGAATTCCTGGCGGTGGGTTTTCGTCCTCAGAACAGCAATACCAGCTACCAAAACACAGGTGGCACGAGAAGTGGCTTCCCTGATTGTAGTAGCTATATTCGCCACACCTGGGACACATCAGCACGGCGATATCTGCTGAGTGGCGGCCAGACTTCAGCGCCTCTATGACCATTGGATCTTTGTAGATGTCGCTCATACCTGCATCCCCAAAAGCTTCTTCAGTTGAAGTTTGCGGGCCTTGAGTTCCATGAATCTAGCAAAGTCTTCGTTGCTCCACGTCTGGTGCTCACTGTAGCTGTTGCGGATATCGCGCATCTTGGACTCGACGTTCTTGAACTCAGTATGCCCAATCACCAACTCGACGCCATTAGGCTTAAGCGCAGCCCGCCTCTCTTCCCACCTAAGCTTCCAGCCGGCCATCGCCATGCGCCAATTCTTCATCGGGCTCTTGCCCACCTTCCACCCCTTGCTCTCGTAATAACAGAAGAACTGCTCGGCTTGGCTGATGGGCAGGCCAATCTTGGCTGCGTGAAATTGCACTTCATCCATCGTTGGAGCTTTGAATCGCGCTGCCTTCATAACGGAACAATTGTTGCGAGATTAACGCAATGCTTCCATGCGGCCCATTCACTGAACGAACGTCGCGCTTCTTGGCCTTTGGTATAGCCCTCTGCGTATGTCGGCTCTAGTTCTCGTGAAATTGATTGATCCATTGGATGGCCTCCAGCGCCATGCCGCCAGCCCATAGTCAAGGCATCGAATATCTGGCGATTAGTCGAGTGGTCATTTTTCATTTCGCCTGCGCGTGTTTATAAGCCTTTAAGCTTACAGTCTGTACTTCCTTTTTTAGCCTGCCGCTTCTCCCAAGCGTCAGCGAGAAATGCCGCATAGCCGTGGTCATAACCGCGCTTCAGTGCGTTGCGGAAGATGCTGCCCCATGTGTGAGGTTTTCGTTTCATTGGTTTGGGTCGTGCCACCACCAAGAGACGTGAAGCGGAACGCAGGGTAGCAGGCAAAGCCACAGATCAACGCAGTTGCCCTGCCGCTTCCAGAACGCGCCGATCCAACAATCTTGCAGCTTAAACTCGAACGCTGCCCGCAGTTGGAACTGGGTGATTTGCTTGGTAAGGTTGAACGGTCGAGTGGTCATGGGTTGGTCAGTTTGTCGGCCTCTGCCTTGATTACCTCTGACGCCACATAGGCGGTGCTGAATCCTTTCGAGATGCACAATTCCGCCGCATAACGCAAAGCCTCAACGCGCACGGCTCGGATCATGTCGTGGACCGACTTTTGGTCGGAGTGCTTCCAGTATCCGTCCCACCATTCTTCGGGGGTCTTTAGTGTCATGGGTTTGGTATCCGAGCCTCCGCTGTGGGTATCTTTTCATCCTCGTCACTCCGGGGGACGTGACTTGTTGGCTGGTGGCGGCGAATCCTTGTCAGCCAGCGGCGGAACCGCACCTAAACGGCTCGGACGGGTCAGCGGCATGATTAAACGGTCGATATGGAGCACCATTCGGCCGTTGTTGTCGCGCAAAGTAGTTGAGCGAACGACGCGCTTTCCGTTTGGCAGCGTCACCCAAAGTTTCATGCATGTGGTTTGCATCGAATTGCGCGTCATTGACCAGCATCGTGAGTGTGCCCATTCCAATCCACGTCTCCATTCCAATCGAAGCGCACAAAGTCTTCAGCGTCCTGATTGCGCAGAATCAAGGTGCCGCAGTTGGCACCAGTTTGGTCAAAGACGGTGAATTTAGCATGCTGAGCATCGCGTGATATACAGCGGAGTTTGAATGATTTTCTCATAAATGATTAAGGCTTGTACAGCTTATAAGCCTGTACTGCTGTACTTCCCTTATAAGCTGTACAACTCAGGAACGCTTTGTTCCTTTGGTGAAAGCGACAGCTTTCCCTGCTTTTAGGAATCCAGTTCATTGATGTATTCGGCCCAGTGATGATCCGCCACCATTGACGGCGGTGCGTCATCCTCATAACGCGCTTGGGCCATTTTGATTATCTCCCGCAACACCTGTTTTTGGTTGTTTCGGAAACAGTAAAGCAGCGGCAAATTGAACTGCTCATACTTCGCCTTCTGCTTGCTTGTGGAACTTACCGAGACGCCCTTTTTGCATTCGATGATGCAGAGCGGCCGGTGATTGAGTGGCCAGAAAACCACAATATCGAAGATGCATTTTCTCTTGAACGTTGCATCACCGATGTAGCCTCTGACTGCCATTTTTGGGTCGAGCCCAGTCTTTTTAATTGCGCAGTAAAGCTCAGCCTGAATTTCGGGTTCAGTCTGTGTCCGACTGTAAAGTGGAGTGTAGTAAGTCATCGCGTTGTAATGGCCTGCATGGGAACCTGACTAAAAGAAAAACAAAGAACAGAAAAACAAAAGAACCCCCCAAGAAAAAATAGGGCAGCCCTATAGCCCATAAAAGAGAACAAAGAAAAAGAAAACCTCAGCCTCCATTTAATGAGGCTGTTCGTTTTCTTTCTCGTCTGATGGGGAGTCTTTTGTCCTCGCGCACCACTTACACCAGCACCCGCCGAAGCTGGGCCGGCCATGTTTCGGATCAACGATATCCCCGAATCCGGAATCGGGTGTTCAAAGAAGAAACCGCCGGGTGAAAAATCCGAAGCAGGGAGGACCCACCCTTGCGGGTGCCGGCGGTCAGAGTCGAAGTTACTTTGCCGTCGTTTCTGCTTCAAGGCGCTTTTCACGGCGCTTCCGATGACGGGAGCGTTTTTATTCCTGCGGCGCACAAGATGCAAGCAAAAGTTATTGGCCTTGTTCACAGGGTTATTCACAGGGCTTCAACGTCCTTGCGGATGGCCAAGTATTCGGCGTGAGCCTTCCCCCCGCGGGAGCAGCCCATATTTTGATTAAGTGGGCAGCAGGGAGCTAGGTAGATATGTCCGCCACGTCCAGAGCGACGTTCGCGGATTGGGTGGATCTGGCTGCCGCAGTTAACGCATGGACAGGTCAATGCAACCCATTCTTTGCGCTGTTGGCTGGTTGTTTCCTTGAATTCTAGCCTGAATCTTGGGTTTTTATGGCCTCCATCTGGGGCATAAATCTCGATCTTGATGAAGGGCAAGATTTCCAGGTATTTAGGATGGAATCGAATGCTCATGGCTTAATCTCCCACGGCGGCTTGGACAGCATCTCCTGCATGGCCTTCTCCATTGTGACCGGTGGCACTTGGTCGACCACCCTGGGCTGAACCAGCGCAACAGCCAAATCCTTCAGCATGTCCTCGGCCTTATTATAGACGTATTCAGGGCCGTGAGCCGTATAATCGCCATCTAAGCAGAGAATCCAGCCGTTTTGAACGCGGGTAATGGTAATCATGGCGCGTCCTCCGTCCAGCGGCCATCGGGCGTCACGCTCTCGACGATGCCTCGGTTCAGGTCCTGGGCGATCTGGTCTGCCAGATCTTCGTTCGCTACTGAGCAAATCGACTCGCCCTTGAGATTGTCATAGACCGCAAACCCATCGTCCATGCTGGGGTGGGTGGTGTAACGGGGGCGCTTGGGCGTTGGGGGCCGGATAATCTCCTCCCGGAGCACAGGGACGGCTTTGGGTGCAGTAATGCCCAGGACGGCTGACCCGCGCTCAGTGCTCATCAATTGGACGAGGATACGCCCGTCAATCAAGATGCTTTGGCCGATACGGCGTTTAAGGACGAGCATGGTTATCTCCAGATGACCCGCATGTTATCGGTGCCGCCCGGGCGTCGTTCGGTTTGATAGCCTAGTTCCTTTAGTGCTGCTTCTAAGCTTGCGGTGCAGCCGCCCAAGAGCAGGCAACTATTCCCACCTTGGCTGGCGGTGTATTTTATCTCAGCCAGTGCCGTCTTTAGTCGCTTCTCCCATGAGCGTTCGGTCAACTCTTTTGCTTCAGATGCGTTCATACACTTAGCGCCTCCACAGGCCGGTCTGTCGTTGTGGGCCAGTACGAGTTTTCCTCCTGCCATAGCGCCAGCAGGCCCATAAAGAGCCCGTGATAGTAGGAGGGCGGGCGGTCCCATACCTTCGCTTCCAAGTGGGCGGGCCCAGCGGAAGACACGGCGATTGAGATGATGCAGTCCACCTTGCGCTCAGGCCAGTTTGGCGGACAAGCCCCTGAGTAGGCTCCAAGCTGGATCGCAAAATTTGAATAAAAGTTGAACCGCTTGCGCTTGCTAATGTCTTGAGTCTTAACGTCAACCAGACATGAGCGGCCATCATTCAGGATGCAGTAATGGTCCTCGCGGCCAGCGTAACCTTGGCCCACGACAAACTGCTCCACCGCTATGGTCTTCCTCACCCATTTCTCGTACCAGCGCAGGTAAAGGTCGTAGCCGCTCGCCAGCTCAGGCGTCAAGGCCACCATGGGCACCATAGGTAGCTTGCCTACGAGGCTTTGGTGAAACTCCTGGATGAGCTTGTGCAGGGCTAAGCCTTTGTCGCGGGCCAATTGGCTGTGCTGATCCGCGTAGTATAGGCAGCGGTCGTAATAGGCATCGTCGGATTCGCCTGGGTTGCGGGGGGTGGTGACGCCGGCCTCCCATGCTTGACGTTGCAAATAACGCAATAAACCCTCTCCCTTAATCATTGATAGCACGGTGGTTGGGCTGACATAGCCATTTACCAATCGGGCCTCGCGCAGACCGCCGCTGATGAGTTTGCCATCGGGTGTGTAGTAGTGAGCGTTGCCCATAAGGTCATTCGATGTTGAGGATTGCCGGATTAAGAACCCCACCCGATTCATTAGCCTTCTCACCCTCGTTGCGCACTTGGGTATCGAGGTTGTGCCACCTGCGCAACTCCTCCCCATGCTCCCAGAAGTGGGCTAAGCCGCTAACAGCGCAGCCGTACATGAAGCCAGTGATGCCGTCCGTATCGGCCTTGTGGGATGTGTCCTTGGCGATATCAGCGATCTTCTTGCCGCTGGCCAATTCTTGCTCCATGAGGTTGGCCCACGTCTCGCTGAAATCAACAACGCCCTTCCCGTATGGGTCTTGATTGTTGGCTTTGTAGTCAGCGTAATCGGATTCGGTTCCTGGTTTTAGCTTCATAGGTTAGTAAGGGGTATCGGTTGAGTTGTCGGCTTTGTTTGCCTTGGATTGTTCCATGTGGAGTACGGCAGCTTTACATGCCTCGGAGAAGTCGATATCGGCCTGACTGGGTGGGCGCATCTTCCCATCTCTCCCCATCCACCCTTTAGCCTCAGTGTTGTTTTTCACGACGCCGTACGCCCTCTTGCTATCGGTGCGGAAGCATTGCCCAAGGGTTTGTGGCTGCTCCATGTATTGCGCCTTAGGCATCCCTTTAGGGGGTATCGGGCAAATGGCTTTCTGCCATGGGTACTCTTCAAAGTAATCGCCTGTCTCGATATCCCATTGCCACTCACAAGCTTGGCAGTGCAGGATGCCGTCGAAGTCCTTCGATAGCCCAACGTCCTTATGCCCGCAGTTGGGGCAGGCGACGTTCACTGGGGCCTTGTGGCCGGCGATGGTTATGGGCTGCTCTAGCCCTTCTGGCGGAGCCGGATAATCCGGATTGTTCTCTGCCGCCATAGTCATGACCGCTTTCTTGTGAGCCTCGAACTGAGCGGCCACACTGGGCGAGTTGCCAGCTACATCCTTCGAATAGTCCAGTTTGAAGACTTGGGTAGGGTTGCCCAACATCGCCCGAAGGTCTTCGGTGGGGAGAATCCAGCCCTTGTCTATGGCGTACTGGTGCCACGCTAAGGCGCCGTAGCCGGAATCAGCGGCTTCCATGACCAAACGCTCCTTGCAACGCTCCTGGAAGGCAGTGAGAGCTGCCGTGAGGTCTTTGGGCGGGGCCTTGGCTGGCGCTTTGGGTGCTTGGGCAGGCTTAACCGGTGCCGGGGCGGGCTTTTGAGTGAATTGAGGCTTCCTGCCCGCCGCTGCGTTGCCGTCATCGTCGTATTCGCCCACTGCAATGTTGAAGATCATCTTCAGCAGATACCGCATCCCATAGCTTACGGCTGAGCCAGTTGCGTGAGTTTTGGTCTGCACATCCCCGCCTTTGGCCCCTTTGCCATCGGCGGGCATCTCAATCTCGACCCGCTCGGTGTGGCCGGCTCGGTGGCTGACTCGGCACGTAATGGTCACTCGGTCTGGTCCTGTTGCTCGAGTACCAAAGGACAGGCTGAAGCCGTGGGCGGTGTAGATGGGGCGGACAGCGCGGTCCAAGGCGCCGTAGCTCACGTATCGGCTGCGGGTCTGCGGGTTGTCGCTATCGCGGGCTACAGGCTGCATTTCCGACTGGGCCGCGTTCATGGCTTGGTCATACTCGCTCTCGGCACGCTTAGCCTGCAATCGCTCAGCCATGGCCAAGAGCTTCTCCATTTTCTCCACGTCCACGGTTGAATCGCGGGTTGCGCGTTCGACCAGGGCAAGCATGGGCTCGATTTCAGGGCCACGAACTGTCACGCTCTGCGCTTGCGGTTGGCCGATTTCGATTATGGCCGGATTTTGATTTGTCGATGAGTCGTTCATGTCGTTTTTTTGGTTTAGCAACTACGAAGTCAACGGTGTAAGCCCCTTCAAGGCCGCAATCGCAGACACTTGGGCGAAGCTTCCACCCGTTATCAAGGATGAACTCATATACATTGGTGGTATCAATTAAGCCGTTGTGCTTGCCACGATTACGCAATCGAACTTGGTTGACTGCAACGATGGTTCTGCCGATTACATCACGGGTTCTCATGCAATTTTGCTGGTTAGTGAATCGAACTTGGCTCGGGCAGCCTCCAAAGTGCTGTAAGTCCAGCCCATTTGGCCCCATTCCTCGGGTGATGGGTACGCCTCGCCTTCCTCGACCCGTTTGCCGTGGAGCAATCTTTCGGGCTTAACCCTTATCTTGACCACTTCCCAGTGCTCACGGCTCACGTCGCGGTGTTGGCGCTCGACCAAGAGGACCATGCCACGGCGTTCAATGACCTTGTGGGCAAAACCGCTCTTAGTGAACTCTGGCGCAATGACTTTCATGCGGTAAGGCGGGTTAAAGCTTCCACGTAGCGGTCGGCCAGCCATGGTTCACGGCCCATCTCGATCTTGCATACCACGCTCACAGGCAAGCCCAACTCGCGGGCCATGGCCTGCAGGCTGACTCTGGCCTTCTTGCGCATTAAACGCAGGTCTTGCGGGGTCATACCTCAGACCCAGAGCAGATGAGTTTACGGCGCACGATCTTGGTCGCGGGCACCTCTTCTTCGACCTCGATGACACGGCAGGAATCAGGCGGAGCCGCTGCCCAGAGCCGCACCTTCATGCCGTCAATCTCAGCGTTGTAGTCAATCGTTGCGGTATCCCAGCCATTGACGCTCTTGACCCACTTACCTGCGTTGAGGGCCTTCATTACTGTCAAAGATTCCTCGCGGGTCAGGCTGTTGAAATCCAAATACTCGTTGTAAATGCAGCACTTAGCGGCGATGTCCTCCGGCAGGCTGTTAATCACGTCGGCCATGCGCATTAGCATGTCGAGTTCTCGCGTATATCGCTCTTTGGCTTCTGCAAGCTTGCGAGCAACCATGGATTGAGGCTTTTCGGGTGGAGGTGGGGCAACTTCGGGTTCAGATTCAGTGTTCATAGGCTGTGTGTAGCATAGCGGCTTTGCTGGCCGCAAGCTTATTCGGTTGACTATTTGTGCAAAGCGAGCTTAGGGTCTAAGGGATGAAGGTTAACGCGGTATTGAGCAACTACTTCGCGCTTCTGGGCAAGAAGGGCGGAGCCAGCAAGAGCCCGCGCAAGATGAGCGCCATTAGGGCCAATCTGGCCAAGGCTCATGCTAAGCAGCAGGCCAGGGCTAAGGCTGTGGCGGGGTAGGGTCATTGCAGCATTCCCTTGGCAACTTCCAAGCTGCCGGAATTGCGGTACGCTTGCCAGCAGCCCAGCGTGGGCGACCAGCGAAACCCGCAACTTTTAAGCTTGGTTCTCACGGCTAAGCCGAGCCTGGCGGCAACTTTCTCGGCAAGGGCGATGTCCTGTTCGGACATCTCCAGTTGCGTGATTGCTGGTGGATTTTGTGTCATATAACGATTCTTTCGCTTTATCTCTACGGTTCATCCGCAGAAAGGGCAGCCCCGCAAGGCTGCCGTGGTCTGGGGATTAAGCCGCGCAATCCTTACACTGGCGCGCAATCCTTACACTGGCATGGTTTGACGCTTAGCATTCTGCGCCGAATGTCCATGACGCTCCATTCGTGGATCGTATGGGTTGGCTGGCATGGATCGTCGTCCATGTCTGCAAAGCCTCGCTTGAGGTAAACCCATATGCCGTCATCATTGGGCCCATGACGCTCGTCAGAAATATCCTGAACCCGCGAATCCGTTGCCAGCTTACTCAAGTATGTGAGCTTTGGAATTGACGTGTATTTCACTTCCCGCCTCCCGTCCATCGGCCCGCCGGGTAGGCTTGCGCCGCTCCGGCGTTGGGGTTGTATTTTGTCGGCTCTGTGTTGATTGGGACTCTGTAAACGCATTGGTCCGTCCTTCCCCCCGTGCATGGATCACAGTCCCCGCATGCGAAGTAATTAGTCGCCACCATCCCAGTCTTTAGGCAACAACTGCTCAAGCCGTTGCTCAAAGGTCACTCTGCGTTGTGTCGTTGTGTTGCTCATAGTCTTTATGATGTTTGTTGCTGATGAGTCGTTCATCAATTGCCCCTCAGCATACACTAAACGGCTTTGCTGTCCATCCGTACTTTTACCTAACGTCTCTGGCATGCTTTGTGCCTCAAGGCTTGCGCTTACCCCGCTTTGTGTCACTACTTTACCCGCATGAATGTCACGCTTCCGACCGCTGCAGAGTCAACTATCGGCAACCTGCGCGGCGCACAAGCCGACCGCAAGCAACTCGTTGCCATGCAGCATTCCCTGTTTAACTTGGTCCAAGACGCCTCGCTTCCTGCGCATATCCGAGCTGCGTGTGCACGAGCTTGGTCTGACTTGCAAGAGCGTAAACGCATAGTAGACGGCAAGCCTTTGCCAGGCGCCTTAAGGCCTGAGCTTGCTGCCCTACGTGCCCTACGCTCAGGCCGGCAGTCAGCCCACAAAGCCCTGCTCGCAATCAACCCCGCTGACCTGCCTCAAGGCTCGTAGTACGCGTACTCGAGGCAAGGAATCTCTTCACCGCGCCCAGACCGTCCCGGCGTCCCCTACCCCAGGGGGCTCTTCGGGGAGTGGGTCCCATTTAAAGGTGGGCCCCGCCTCCTGTACGGGGAGTCTTTGTGCCTGTATAGCCTATAAGCCGTAATGCCTATAAGCCTATAAAGCGTAATGGGTATCGACACCTCACCCATCGAGGGCGATTTCGCATTCCAGACGTGGCGCTGGGGGCCTTTGCCCGCCACGGTCCTACACAGCGGTAGGGAGGAGGAGATGCGAGTAATTAAGCAGCAAGGACGTGGTTACGCCAGTCTGCGCCAGCCCGTTTGAAACACCGGTCAAGGTGACAAGCGGGGAATGGTCATTTAACGAGGCACCCGTATTATCGGACTGTTCCTGGCTGGGCTTGGAAGCCGGATATTCTTCAGCCGGGGTGTGCTCGGTTCGCTTCGAAGATGCTGTGCGAACGGGGGTCATGTTTAGAGTCAGTAATGGATGGTAACGGCCCGCATTTGGCGGGCGATGTGGCCGTGGGAAAAGGAGTAGGCAGCGCGGTTGCGTTCGAGGCGAGAGAGCTTGGACTTGCTAAATTTACGCCAAGCTTTGAGGTGCTTTGATTTTCTCCTAGCCATAAATCATGCCGTCTGCTCCTGGGGTTGCTCCTGCCACTTGCCGATTGTGCGCAAGAAAGCTTCAGAGCGTTGGGCTGCGGTGGCATAGAAAAGGGCGATTAATTCCATTGAATCGCGTGCCGCTGCTCCATCGAAGCGATTAATCATTTCCTGATTGGCCGGAGCCGCCAGCACCACTAATTTCAGTGCACGGATATACTTCGACCGCTCGAAATTGCATTCTATCATCAACTCCGCCTCATGCATGGCGTTGAGGTCGTTGAGATAGTCAGGGACATCGTGATGCAGGAGGAAATCGATATCATTGGTCTGCCATTTCTTCTTTTCGGCCTCAAGATTGAATCCGATACAAGCCTCCGCAATGGCGATTCGTTGAGCTTCAGGTTTCATGGATTAAAGGATTAAAGGGACAAAGAACAGTCGATAGGTGGGGTCGCACCACATCCTAGCTCCCGTGCTCCACTTACCGATGAAGGCGTGAAGGCCACGGAAGGTAGGACAAAGACCAGGGACTGTGCCTTTGGCGGGCTCACAACGCACCGCTTCTGATCGCTGTTCAAAGTAATGGCTGCAATGTCGAAGGATCCGACATGTCGGAAGCTTGGTTCACATGTTTTCACAAGGTCTTCCGGGCTCTGGGCTGACGAAGCCAATCGTTTGCCATTGCAGCCAAAGGGATCCGCTCGGCGGAGAATGAGGGAGGATGTGAAGCTGCCGCTCTTTCGAGCTACACCGAGCGAAATTGTTTCTATTAACAGCTTCACGCTGGCGTTTTACTCCTAAACCCCCGGGGTCTGGCAAGACTTATTTTCAATTGTTTGATCCGACAGTGCCGGCGTAGGCAATGCTCTTTCTCGGCCACTAGATTTAGAGACGAAGAACCATTCTCCGTCTCGCACGTAGGCTTCAGAGGGAACGGCTCCCCACGCTGTCCTTCTTTCTTTTCTTTTCGTCTTCAGTCGCAGGATTGGTGTGGTGGATTCACGGTTCTTTGCCAATTGCCCTCTCAAATGCTTCCCGCATTACCTCATCGGCGCATAGCGGGCAAAGTTTCCAGTCCCTGCCGCTAGAGGTAATTTTGACCTCAACGAACCATGGCATTGCCGGATTGGTTTTGTTTTCGACTCTTTTGGATGGGATGCCGGTTTTATATTTACCGCACTCAATCAACTCCTCGCACTGGTCGCAATACTCTCTGATCATATTACGAATGAATTGGTGCACCGAATACTTTCCACCCGATGATCACCAAGAGGATGAACAGGAGTAGGGTGCCTCCCAGGGGCTTGGCGGTGGCGGGGCCAGCGGGCCAGTTGCTCCACAGACCAAACACAAGCCACAGAAGCATCAAGATCCATTACACTAATGAAAAACGACATATAGGTGTGGGGTTTGTTGTTATGGAGGCAAATTACCGGCCCGCGCCATGACCCGGTAGGTGCGGATCTCGTTAGTCAGGCATTCGTCAAAGAAGGATTCTTCGGCGCCGCTGCCGTCGATTTCCGGTGGGCACAGGGCCCAATTGAGCATGTCGGGAGAAGAGTAGAGGCCGTAAATGAAATTGGTCTGAGTCGGGAACGAGGACCGGAACATCAGGCAGTAATTGGCCACATCGGGCCCACCATTGGCCAATGCGGGGGCTTGTGCGGGAGGGGTGGATGAACCCGGTGGGAGCAGGTGGCTAAAAGGCGAAGTCGGCAGTGGCTGGGTAGTGCGGGGTTTGATGAGCCTTAAATCTGGTGACCACGCCGTATTGGTGAAGAAAAGCAGATGATTGGTGACGTAGGAATGATGGGCGATGGTCGAGGCGTTAAGGAATGCCCCATCAGGCAGGTATTGCTGCACTGAACTCACGCTATTGACCTCAAAGAAGCTCTCGCCGTTGGTGGTGACTCCCGCTGGCACCGGGTTGGTGACCAGATTGACCCATAGCGAAACGACAATGGCTAGATTGGTCATAGGCATTTAATACGCCACCAAGCGTATCCGCACCTGATCGGTTTGGTTGTAGACCGCAATGAAGTGCAGGCAGTCTAGGCACAGTTGCCCTTGCTCCTGGTTTGACGTTCTGGTTTCACGAGATGGCAAATAAACGACTTCGCTCTGATTTGCAGTCCAATTGACCCCATCAGTGCTCACTTCCGGGAGCCAAAAGGTGGCGACAGGCTGCACGTAAATGTTGTTGGTGCGCGGGATGAAGGGTGGGGAATACCAGCAGGCGAGGAATTGACCGTTGGTGGGCGTTACCGGCACTGGGATAATGCTCTGTGCCTGCAGGGAAAGCCTAGCGAGCAGAAGGCCAAGGAGCGCGATCCATTTCATAGGGTCTGATTCTTGAAGGACTCCCAGCGTTTACGCAACTCCACAGATTCGGGCACGTTCAGGTATCGGTCGAATATGGTGATGGCTTCTTCCATCATGGTGGTCATCTCGGCCATGCGCTGCTTTGCCTGAGCCATCCATGGAACAATCTCAGGCGAAACAGATGCGCCCAGCGGTAACTCCATCAGGTTACCGATTACCTGAAAGTCCGGCATGACCTTGAGCGCGGACTCTTTCCATGCTTCCTGTTCGGTGACCAGTTTCCTTAATCGCGCAATCTCCTTATCCCGATTAGCGAGCGCATCAAAGAACGCAGTGGAATCTTTGGCACCTAGGGCAACCTTCAGGTCATTCCATTGCACGAGTTCCTTGCGCAGATATTCAATCTCCTCGCTCGCTGCATTTTTGTCCTGAAGTATGGCGATCTCCCGGTTCCACATTTTGCGCCATTCCTCATCTCGGATAGCGACGGCCTGATCGACGGCGTCCTGTTCCTGCTCAGTCATTTTTCCGGTGGATGATTGGTGCACTTGGGCAGGTGCAGGATGAAGAAGGGCTCGGTGAAGGACAGGTACTGGCAGTTGAACAGCGTCACAAGCTGCACCTGTTTGGGTTGCGATGAGGGTGGGGCGATGGCAGCAGCAGGGGTGGAATGGTCCTTGGTAAAAAGC